TGCATCTGAGTGACGAGATTAATCGTAGGAACAATCAACAATCCGCGCTTCTTACCTGTGTTCAGCAGGTGACGAATCATCATATAAATGATTAACGATTTTCCTGACGCGGTTGGTGAAATGAGTACAGTTCTCTTTTTTGTAAGTCCGACGCTAGACGCAAGTAACTGATAATCTCTGGGCTCAATCGACAAAGAAAGAGCCGAAGCCAAATTTTTGGTGTCAACAGGATAGATTTCCTTCTCTTCATCGATATACTCGCAGGTATAGTTGCTGTCCTTGCAAAACTTCTTGATATATGGAACAAGACCAAGATAGATTTGTCGTGTGTTTAGATTCAAAAGTCGAATCTTTCCGTCCCAATATTTATTTCGAAAGGCTGGAGAAAATTGATAGCCTGGAGTTGAAAATGTAAAGAACTCTGCCATCTCTTGCAAGATGGCAGGTTCAGCAGTTACTTGGACGTAAATGTTATTTACTTTTTCAACAACGACGTGTTCTATCATCGAGCACCCTGGATAAACTTCTCCCAGCCCATATACTCACGTAATTGCCAAGTTCGATTATTGAGTTCTTTCATCACGTTTTCGCAAAACTTTGCTGCTTCTTCATGGTAGGCTTTCTTGCGTTTGAGTTTGTTTAGATCGTCATCGCCGTCAAGATATACCGAGATATCTGACTTGAGAGTAAAACGAAATGGTTCCCAACCAAGTTTGTCCAATTCTTCTTGATCAAGTTTGCCATTGTAATACATCCACTTGAGTTTCTTTAATTTATCGAACTCAAGAGCGCAGCGTTTTGCGGCAAGATTGTGCAATGAAAGATATTTGTTATACTTGTTGTGAATCAATGGAATTCGCAAAATCTCTTTGCCAGGTTCTGTAGTATCAATTTCAGAATCCTTCTCCCACTGAATCATCAATTCTTCAAGTGGCAATGTCTCTAATTTCATAGCAATGTCATGTTAAAATCGGAACTATATTGTATAACATTCTCACTGTGAAGTAAAGTCGCGCCAGAACTCTTGTCCAGAGAATGCTCGCCAAAGATCAGGTGGAATAACTGGTGCTTGCTCAATAAACTCTACTTTTTTTCTAGTTTTATGCAGACCCACATGTTGCTTCGCAATATCAAATTCATCATGAGAAGATTCAACATTATTGAAATCATGTTTAAAGTATGGTTCACCTATAAACTTGTAGATTGTTTTCATTGTTTTTTGTGGTTCACGAGCAAGATTTTCATACTCAACAAACAACATCTTCTCTTTATATGGACTAAAAAATCCTTCTTTCAAAGAATTTAAATTTTTTACAACTAAATTATTAAACCAATAATCAGATCTTCTATAAACATCATCCTCGGCGCATTCAGACGGAAGTAAAGTTGGACTTTTTTTATGCAAAAGTTCAAATGAATTAATAATCCAAGGAATATCTCTAACGCAGCAGATTACTTTTGCATTAGATCTAAGTTTATCCATAACATGCAGCATTCCTGTCCAATATCTTGATGTATTGAAGACTATAGGTTTATCGATATGATTATAATATCCATCAATAAATCCACTCAATGCAGACAACTTTTGTTCTTCAGTGCATTGAGTGGATACACCGCCAACTGAAAATTCTCGTATAATTCTACTGATTGCTCCGTTTAACGGATCAGAAATCCCAGTATGAAATTGTGGATTTTGAGAGAGAATGGACGACAACAAAGTCGAACCTGATCTTGGCAGACCAGCAATCATATGAAATTGTTTCATAAAGTCTCCTACAAGATTTTACTCTTGCCCATAATACAACTATAATGAGTATGTCGGTTTTGAACCGAGCTTCAAGAATTATACTCTATATTCTTTCGTATTCATAATATGCGAATCTAAAGGTTGCATCAGCAACAGCAATATTCTCTGCGCTGTCCATAGAGTTGAACATAATTGTTGACAATGATGTTGGAAACAAGTCAACAAACTTCACGCGAAAGTTTGGATTATTCTTGTTCGTAAACATTGTCATGATTGCGCTTGAATATTGTGGTTTGTTCTTTTCGCGCCCACGAATGTATGGTGCCTTTGCTTGGCGAGCGAGGTCAACATATTCTTTGAAATCAGTTGGGAATGTGATGCCGCGAATCCAGTCATGTAGTTCTGTCCATGAACGCAAATCTTCATCAACAAGAAAAGTGATGTTGAATGAATCATAAATCATTTTTTCGCCAGGAACAAACAAATCAATAAACGGTGTTGCGCGAACAACTTCTGTAAGAGAAACTCCAGGCAAATTTGCTGCTTGACAATAGTATGTTGCTCCAGGGAGACGATCGAACGTCACTCTAAATTTGGTACTTTGTAGTAAGTCAGTATTTGTTGGTGTGCGCGTAAGTGCTGTCATTCTTTCTACTCCTAGAAACGATACAACTATTTAGGTGTAAAAAAAGGGGGGCTTTTTCAAGCCCCCCCAGTTCTTTGCCTTATTATTTTTATAAAGTCGGCAATAACTTACTAGCACATCAATTATTGGTTGATGTTTAGAACGACGAACTTGCGGTAGTACATGTTCGTGTCGTTTGCTAGAGCACCAGTACCAGCACCAGTTGCGAATGGGTTTGCTACTAGACCATAACGTGTCTTGAAGCCAACCTTTGGCTGGTAGGTTTGTGGATCGATAGCACGTACCATCTGGAGTGGAACGTATGGGCAGTAGAAGAGACCAGCGTCATAAGCGTTGGTGCCCTTGTAACCTACTACGCAGTAGTCTGTACCAGAAACAGAGTATGGGTCAACATAGACCTTGATACGTCCGAAGAGCGTACCAGCGAATGTGTTGCCTGTGTCATCAACTGTTAGGTTCGTTTGACCTGCTAGTGCTGAGTTATAGTCAAGAAGACCAGTCATTGCGAGGGCTGATGCAACGTCTGTTGAGACGATGACCATGTTACCCTTGCCACGACGTGTGTCCTTGGCAATCTTGTTAGCAGCGCGTTCGATTGCGAACAAGAGTGACTTGTACTTTTCTACTTGCCAACGACCGCTTGTGTCGCTTGAAGAAGATAGGTTGAAGACGTTTCCTGTTGCATTGTTTGTGATACCTGCGTTAGCAGTTGCATAAACAGTACGAACAACTTCGCGGTTGATTTCTGCTAGAATTTCAGTTGACAAGATATTTGTCAATTCTGTTTCTGCATCTAGACCGTGAATTGCCTTGAGGTCTTGTGCAAGTTCTAGCGTGTATGATGCTTGCAAACCGCGTGTATTTGCTGTAACAGCAACGCGATCGATTTGGAAGCCCATCTGTGCTAGGTTTGCTGATTCACCGAAGGCTGTTGAGAAGCCAGGACCAGTGTTATCAAGACCGAAGATTGATGAGTTAGCATTACCAGGATTGACAGATAGTGTTGACTGTGTGCCAGTAGCAGCATTACCTGAGTGACCTGTGTTTGCTTCGTTATAAAGAGCTTCACCACCACGAGCTGTTGCAGATGCGTATGTTGAACGCATTGCGAAGATCAAACCTGTTGGACCAGTCATTGGCTGAACGCCGCAGATGTCATAAGCCATTAGGTTTGGTAGTGCGCGACGGACCAATCCGATTAGAATTGGGTCGAAGCCCTTGATTGAGCCTTCACCACCAACTACTGGTGACGAACCGCCACCGATGTTGTTTGGTAGACCGCCACCAGCGACTGAACCAGCTTCCCAAAGATTTTGCATTGAGCGTGATTCTTCCATTAGGGCGCGTTCTTGGTTTTCTAGAACGAGTGCAGTAACTGCACGCTTGTATGGGTCAGTAATTTTTGGTAGATCGCCGTGATCTAGAACTGGAGCCCACTTTCTTGCATATGTTTCATTAAGATACATTTTTTATTTCTCCGTTAAGAAAGATGAGTTGATTAGGCTTTTGGAGCCGTTTTTGTAATTGCCTTAACATAATGTGCCATCATACCATGAACTTCAGCTACTTCTGGCTCTTCAACAGCTGTTTCTTGAAGTGCCTTTACCTCACTCTTCACATTGGTTTTACTTGGGAAGTAGTTCTCGCGGATTGTTGCGAGCTTATTATCAAACTCACCTTCTGTGGTGAACTCCACGCCCTCTGCGAGCGATTTCATTTTCTCAATCTGCACTTCAGTTAGACCTTCGCAGATCTTACGAATTGCTTCGTTCTTTTTTGCAGCATCGAGTTGTTCTGTTAGGGAAGCGATTGTTGCGCTTGTTTCTTCTGTTGACTTGGCAACTGATTCTTCAAGTTCAGCAACGCGAGCAGCAAGTTCTTCTGCTACATCAACCTTCTCTTCAGGAATTTCGATGTAGTGCTCTGCGAATAGATTCTTGAGACCGCCGATGAAATCATCAACGAGTTCAGCGCGCAAACCTGTTTCTACAGCAACCTTATTGTCTTCAACCCACTGTTCAACGACATAGTTTAGATATTCGTCGACTTGACCAGCGATCTCTTCCTTAAGAGCATCAACGGCTTCTGTAAGAACCTTATCGTTCTCAGCCATTACGTCTTCAAGGATAGAATCAACACGTGATTGAACAGCAGCTTCGAAGATTGTTGTTGCTTTTGTGCGGAACTCTTCAGAGAGTGATTCGCCATTGAATAGCGCATCGACATCTTCCTTCATGCTGCCCTTATGCTTGGCAAGCATTGACTTCTTCCAGGCTTCGTTTGCTTCTTCTTCGTCTTCTTCTTTATCATCTTCGTCGTCAGCCATTTCCATTTCTTTTTCATCTTCATCTTTATGCTTGGCTTCGACGACTGGTAGAGTCTCTTCTTCTTCAGAGTCTTCGAGAATAGTTTCTTCTTCCTCTGTTTCTTCTGTTTCTTCACCCAAACTTGGATTCATGTTACCAACAACTGGCTTTGCGATATTTGCTGATTTTACTGAGCCCATTTTCTTATCGCCAGCAACTGTTGATTTGCCAGGGTTTGGTGCTTCACCAACACCAGCTGCAGTTTTCTTACCAACATCGTCGCCTTCTGGCTTTTCTTTTGTTGAACCACCGAGATCGTCCATCTCGCCTGGTAGTTTTACAGCTGCGTCTTTATGAGCATTCATCGATGCTTTTAGAATTTCTGCAGCGGATTCTGATAATGTCTTACTCATTTGTTTTAACTCCTGAAGAAGTAATATTATTTATAAATTTTAAAGTTTTGACAAGAAGTTTTCAAAGATCTTCAATGAAACTTCGTCAATCTGTTTTTGCTTTGCTCTTTTAATCTGCTCATAATAGGCATTGACGTCGATTTCCTTCACTTTACCATTATCCCAAACCCACTCTTTGCCTTCCATAATACCTTGAACAAAAGCACCAGGTGCGGACGGATCCGCTACAATATCAGCCGCTGTGGCTAGATAATAGTCATCTTGAACCACGTTGACACCGTTTACTTCTTTGAGTGAACCCATGCCACGTGACGAGACACCGAGAGTTGCACCGCCTTCCATAAGGGACTTGGCGATCTTACCCATTGGTGTTTCAAGAATTTTTGCCTTACCGATCCACTGATTACCTTCCTGCTTTAAAGAGGTGATCAAGTGAGAGACTCGGTCTAGATTAATTGATGGTGAATCTGGATGACCCAATTCACCAAATGCGCGATTCTTAGTAACGTACTCTTCGTTATAACGACCAACTTCTTTAGCAAGCGTATCGGTCTTATACATACGACCATTACGATTCTTCATTTCTGCTACAAGAAATGGTCCTGTGATGTAAAGTGTTTTAACACCGTTTTGTTCCTCGGTGATAACTCTAACATCATTGATGTTTTCGGTAATTAATTTCATTAACGTATCCCCAATGCTTTTCTCTTCATGAGAGATCTTTTTCTTTTTATAAGTGCTCGAGCCATCTTTGCTTTGCGCTTTACTTTTGCTCTGCGCGCAGCCATCTTTCTGCGTAAACGCTCTTGTGGCTTCATACGAACTAGTTTACCACCACGAATCGTAAAACCTTTTACAGCAGAAAAGACTTTGCGACGCTGAACCTTGCCACCACGAACACGAGCGCGAATTAGTTTTTTGCGACCAATTTTTTGAATATTGGCTTCAGCAATAATTTCTCTTACAATTTCTGATACTAAACTCATTTTCCACCAATTGTAAATTGGACTTTACTTAATGCAAAATGTGCTGCTTTCTCAAACCCCTTTGGGCTTGTAAGCATATCAGCAAATTTCTTTTTATTCTCATCGTTCAATGCGCCGTGAACCATATGAATGGCTTTTGCTGCACCGTGACTGACTTTTAACTTTGAACCATCGGCAAATTTAAAGTGTCTAGAATTCGATGTAACGTTATCTTGTTGAGCAAATTTCGCAACTTGCTCTAAACTTTCCATGATCTCTTCTGATACGGATCCAGGAACAGTTGCGTCATCTGTCTTTGTGCCTGTTGGACGATATGGAATTGTAAATGTTAATCCCATTCTAGAATTAACATACATTGCAACGCGACGACCATCTGGGAAAATACGAATGCCTGTTCTTTTTAATACAAGCATTGGTGGTGGATTTACTTCATCGCGCAATGTTGCTTCACAAATTTGTTCTTTGTCGATAATTTCGTATGAATTCATTAATGACTTTTTAGCCGTTGCAGCTGGTTTCAAAACTTGTAACTGACGACGAAAACGATTCATTGGAACATCTGATGAGAGAGCATCTGATGGAACTTGTGATGTTGCCGCAATATAATTTGTTCTTTCAGTTGGCGATAGTTTATTAATCACCTGACTAAATTGTGCTTTAGGATTTGCAGCAATTGCTTTTGTTACTTTTGCATGACCCGATGCAGCAGCACTCACATTGAGACCTTTAATTCCCAATGTTGTTTTTGCAGCGTTTAACTTTTGACGCAATTCAGCGTCTGAAGTATTACTCTGCGTTTGAGGTGACGCCTGCATCGACTTCTGATTCGGCGCTTCCGTCAATTTCTGTCTCAAGTCCTTCAATTTCATTTGTTTGTACTTCTGGTGTGAGTAGTGAAGACGCAATCTCAACTTTCTTTACTTCAAGTGCATCATTTACACGCGCTGAAATCGCAGCGTCAAAAGCATTCTTAAATGCTCCTGAATCTCCAACTAGTGCAGCATTAACTAAATCGATAGTGTTCATAAAAATCTCCAATTATTATTTAGTAATTTGAGCATTAAACGATTGGTTTAGATCATTTGCTGAAGGTGATACTGTTGGTTGTGCTGCGACATTATTCGCAGCTGGTTCAGCAAGATTTGAAGGGGGTGGTGTTGAGAGAGACATAGGCTCTTGTGGTTGAGCAGCCTCTTCTTCAGCCATCTCCTTCGCCATTCTTTCAATGCCTTCTTCATCAAATTGTAGAACATGTTTACGCACCCAACCCTTCGAGAAGTATACTCCAACGTATGGGTCGATTTGTGACATAAGTTGTAAACGTGCTGCCATTAACTCTGCTTCTTTGAGTTCCATAAAGTTGTTGTCTTTAAGGAAATCATAGTGAATCTTTTCTTTTAATTTTTGCCATTCGTCGACGGAGCAGATGCCTTTTAGAGCCAACTGTCTTTCCATCAACTCATCGAACAATAAACTAAATTTGGTACGAAGTTTATTAATAAACTTACTGAACTTAATTTCATCGCGTGTAATTTCTGTTGAACGACCTAAACTAAACCCTTGGTTTTGTTCTAAGCGAGAAACAGGAACATTTAGTGATCGGTAGAGCTTCTTTTCGAAATACTGAACGTCAGACAACTCACCTAGATTTTGTCCTGCTGGTAGAGTTGTAATTTCTGTTGACTTACCTTCACCACGACGTGGGATCCAGAAGTCTTCCATCATTGACATAAACTTGCGGTCGTCTTTAACTTCGCCAGTGGCTGAATCATAGACAACCTTATTGCGGAACTTTGTCATAATGTCGCGCAAGTATTGCTCTGATTTAATCTTAGGCATGTTACCAACGTCGATGTAGAACACACGACGTTCTGGTGCACGCGATAGACGATAGATAACTACCGCATCTTCAACCATGCGTAATTGATTGAGTGGCTTGATGGCTTTGTGAAGGTATGAGAGAACTAACATTCTCTTAGCATCCATCAGACCAGAGTTAACATTAACAATCGCATCAACGGCAATTCTTACACCACCATCAACTGTTGATGGCATACCCATTGTCGATGTTGACACCATGTTCTGTTGACCCTGAAGCGTTGCTCTTTCGTTGAAGACGTAAAATTCTTGTACGCCCTGAACAACATCAACACCAGTTCTAGGATCTTTTTTCTTTACAACGTGTCTAACTTTCTTGATTTTTCTTGGATCGATATAAACCAATTCTTGAATACCAAGACGTGGCTGTTTCTCATCGATCAAAACTTGGTAAAATAATCTTCCGTCGATATACCATTGACGGAATAGATCAGGACCAAAATTAGAGAAGTCTAACATACGAAGAACGTTATCAAATTCTTCGCGAATCATGTCTTTGATTTTATCTGGCTGCTCTAAGTCGTCTAGTAGAATTGTAACTGACTTGCCAGTAACGTCATGAACAACAGCTTCATTTACGATATCATCAATCGCTGTTTCGAGTTCAGGCTGCATTGCCATCTCTCGATAACGAGTGATAAGATCATTTTCATTTTTAAAACTTGCTTCAAGATCTAGATAAGTTCCAAAGTAACCACCAGCAGTGACGGTGATCGCACCATCATCGCTTACAGGTGTAGAAACCTGAGGCTGAAGTTGTATTTCAGGCTTTTTTCGAAGGATCTCGAAACCGAAAAGATTTATAGCCATGTGTGCTCCATCATATAGAATGGGGAGAGAGTTGCCCCTCTCCCCTTATTCAAATTAAGCGAATAGACCGCCAAGAACACCAGTTCTAGCCACGTTTTGATCTTGCGTAGTCCAGTACTGATATTGGAAGGTAACTGAGAATTCTTCGATTGCATCGTTTGAACCCCAGTCTAGGTCGATTGCAGCGATATCGATTGGGAACATACCGACGAACTTATACTTCTTGATTGGTGACCCACCAGCCTTTGAGTATTGGAACACTTCAGCATCAGCAGCATATTGCTGTGTCGTGAGTGCAGCACGTAAGTTTGTTTCGTTATCGTTGATTCCACGGACCCATGATTCCATTGCATTACGGATAATAAAGTCTTCATCGTTAATTACTGTTACTGTCCAGTCAGCAAACGTGCGATTGCCAGCAACTTTAACTTCGCGACCGAAGTAGTTTACTGGTACGCTACCGAGTGTTGAGCCAGGAAGCTGAGCAGTTTTAACCATGAATGTAGACTTTAATTGTGCCGTTGAACGACCAGTTACATAACTTGGGAAATTGAGTCGCACTTCAAATAGATTAGGACGTGCGCCATCTCCACTTAACTGTGTACGAAATTGATTTACATTGAATGGCATTGATTATCTCCTGAGCCTATACTCTATTTATTAGAAGCGACCAACGATTTCGTCAAAGGCAACACCAGTACGGACAGCCACGAAGTTCAACTGGATAAAGTTGATTGACTTGGCTGGCTTGATATAGATGTCACCGATGAACTCGTTGCGGTCAATAACTTCTGAAGTATTGTTTGTTTCGTCGCAAACAACACGGAAGTCGTAGATACCGCGACGACCCTGTACCAATCTTAGGAATGGTTCAACTAGGTTCACAAACTGCGCTCTTGTAAATTCATCGTTGAACTCGAAGAGGCTTGCGCGTGCAGCACGAGCAATTGCCTTCTCAAGAACAATGAATAGACGACGAACATTGATACGATCGAATGCGCTTGGTTTTGATAGAAGAGTCTTATCACCAAAGAGAACAGTGCCTTCTCCTGGGAACGAGACGATTGGATTTACACCAGCCTTATAGAGCGTATCGCGCTGTGTTTGATTTGGATTGAATGCAAGTTTAATTACATTCTTCAACTGACCGCGATTGAATCCAGCTGGTGAGAACCATGGATCACGATCTTGGTCGGTGCGAGCGCAGAGACCAGCAATGTCACCATTACATGGAATCCAACGATATAGATCGTTGTACTTGTCGTATTGATACTTCCATGCGCTATCCATTACAGCATATGACGTTGCAGTCAAGCTGTTACGATAGTTTACGATAGAAGAAACTGGATCAGCTGCTTGAACGTTTGCAAGTAGTGGTGATACGAACGCTACGCAGTCTTCACGACCTACAGCAAGAGAGATTACGTTTGCAGCCAATACTGCGCTTGCGTTAGCCGTCATTACGAGGCTAATATCAACGTTATCCGTTGAAGCAAACTGAGCATATGCTGTTTGAACGTTGCCATCAGTTGGCACCGCATCAGTACCGCGAATGAAGCTGACACCATCTAGGTTTTCACCTGCGAAGGCATGTGTCGCATTAGCAGCAACACTCCATGTGGAGTTGTTTGGTCCCATTGCATAGACGTAACGTGAATTGACGTATAGAACATCGCGGTAGTAGAGTGATTCGCCGCTTTCGCCCTTGGCATTGGTTGCCTTAGATACGTTTGCGAAACGCTCAATGACCGTGTTTGGTGTTCCTGAGAACAATCCATCTTCATCGACGATTGCGATGTGCATTTCGTCGTTAGCGTTTGACTTATGATTTGCACCAACCCAAGTTGAAGTTCCTGGAGCAGCATCGAAGTATGGAGCGTATGCCCAAGAAGAGAATGCTGTCGCGTTTGCATTTGCGCAAACTGCAACCTTCAATGAGTTACCAAGCGAACCTGGATAACGAGCAGCGAATAGGATGTTTGAATTTGCTGCCGTGAAGAAAGAGGTGAAGTAATGATCTTCGCTCTTAACCTTTACGTTTGCAGTAAAGGAACCTGAAGCAACGTTTAGCGCAAGAGCAGAATTAAGTGTTTCAGCGTCAGAGCGAGAAACAAATAGACTGTTGCTATATGCTAGGAAGTTTGCAGCGGTGAAGAACGTAAGAGCTGTCGTTGAATCTGGTGTGCCATATAGTTCAACGAGTTGATCCTCTGAACCAACCTGTCTTAGAAGGTCGATTGGACCCCACTGAAACGCGCCAGCGACCGCGCCAGTGGATGTAGAAACTGATGGGACAACTGTTGTTGCGTCAATTTCGGAAACATTCACGCCTGGAGATACTTGAAAAGCCATGTTTTTGCTCCTGTTTTGGAGATAAAGAAACTTACCAGTTATTTAGTGTTTTGTAGTTTTTAACGCTCGACAGGAGCCCAAACGGCACCATCTTCGACAAATGCATTCGATTTATTGTCGACATCGATGTGTCCAGCTAAAATAAGATCTCCGATCGACTCTTCTTCAATCATTTTCAGCTGCTCAGCGTTTAATTTTTGACGGATATTAACATCAGTCATATCCGAGAAAAATCTTTGATTCGTTAGCCATGCAAATAAAACCAAACACATTACAAGGTCGTCATGGCTACCTTCTTCGGCTTCATAACTTACACCGTTCGAGACGAAGGTCGAGAGTTCAGAGATAATATCGTAATCTGTAATAATTAATTGTTGGCGTTCGATTAGGTTTTTGAGGATAGAACAACCGAGCCTTTTAACCGATTTAGTCGTTTTAACTCCTCGACCGCTCTTTTGACCAAAACCAAAATTGACCAATAGTTTCTTATTTAGTTTTGACTTGCCGTGCTCAACTGTTGAAAGGATGTTTTCATATTCATAATCGTCAAACAAAATATCTACAATCTGTTGTCCATTATCGTTCGTTTCGACCAACTGATAAGCATTATTATAATATGTGCCCACTTGTTTTAAAATTGCAGGATAGACTAACGGACTGATTTCATTATCCCTATAAGTGGCGACAACTTTATATGGGAGAGCAGTCGCGTCGATTACAGTAAATGCCGAGTAGTCTAAACCTTTTCCTCGGGAGGTATCTACGACCATAAAATAAAGATGATCTGGTTTTGCCTCGTCATATACTTTAAAATTTTCAATTCCTGTATTTGCAATCGGTTTTGCAAGTGACAATGCGCGCAGAGCAACCGCACTAATCAATGTTCCCGATGAACCCAGGAACTCGCATTCCATTTCCTGCATGAACTTTTGTTCGCCAAGAACACGGAACTGTTCGTCAGCCCACTTCTGATCGCGCCCAGGAACTTCACGCCAATTCGCTGAGATGTGAGTAAATCCGTTATTATCCTCAACTGCATCGTTCCACATTTTGTAAAAATGGTTCATGCCGTTTGGCGTAGAGGAAATTAGAATCTTGGATTCAGTACCAGAAGAAATGGTTGGATAAACCGAAGTGAAGAATTCATCAGCAATATTCGTCGGAACGAATGCAAATTCGTCAAGATAAAGTAGCGAAATAGAGAAACCACGAATGGCACTAGAAGCAGTAGAATTTGCTAGAATGCGGCATCCGTTTTCTAATTCAATGTCACCCTTGTTCCAAGTCTTTACACCTTGTTGAATCCAATGCGGTAGTGCTTCATATGCAAGTTTAATGCGGCTAAGAATTTCACGAGCTGTGGCTGCTTTGTTAGCAAGAATCGCAACCGACTTGTCTGTATTGAATAACACATACCAAAGAATATAGCCGACAACCATCGTGGTCTTACCGACCTGACGACCTGCTTTTACAATGATGCGACGATTTTTATTAAACTTCTCGATAGCATCTTTTTGGAATGGATAAAGGTTGATCTGCACGAAACCTTTATCAAGCATAACGACCTTGACATAGTTTTCAATAAAGTATACTGGATCTTCTGCGCACTTGACATACTCACGGACTTGATCTTCCGTGAGCTGCATCGGCATATTAACGCGTTTGAGGCGCGGATTACCAAGATAATTCTTGATTTTATTTGGCAGATTCATTCTTTATTTGTTTCAAAAGATCGGTAGTGCTACCAACGAACACTGCCTTATCTACATTGATATTAGTTGTCTTTGCTTCAGCAGCCTGTGGGTTTAATTCTTTTTGTTGCTTCTGGAGGATCATCAACTTCTCTGTAACATCAGAGAGATTCTTAATCATATTTGCTGCTACTTCATATGCTCTTGGGTGCTGCGATTCTTTTGCCACTTCAAGAATGCCATCCAAAGCCTCATTACCCCTTTCGATAAGGTTGTAATAATTAGCACGAGAATAGTCAGCGTCAGGATTATCAGCTGATCTGTCTGGCTCATGAATAGTAACACTTTTATTTTCCTCTCTTACCACAGGAACATAATCAGTGTTTAAAATTTCTGCAAGATTTTTATCTGTATCACTCATGTTATATTCGGAAACTCAGTTTTTTCTTCATCGAATCCAAACGCAGTATTTGGGTTTGCTGTATTTGGATTTGGTGTAATGACCAACTTAGATAGTTGTAAATCATTGGATCCGAAACTTGCGATATTATATGATGCATTTGAAATAGCACCAGTTAAATATTTGCCTGCTTTCAAGATTCCGTTTACATCACTCACAATAAGAACATTGCCTGTTGGGTTCCAAGAGGCAACAAAAGCAGTTGAGTTCGCAGAACTTAATTCGCGACCCTCATACACCAACTCACCAGTTTGGAACGTTCCCAAACCACCTGTATTTGCGAAGTAAATGACTCTTTCGTTTCCAGCAGTTAGTGCGCTGTTAAATGTATTGGCAGTAACCTTGCGAATAATATCGCGAGATACAATTGGACCATACATATAACCTTTTGCAGTGAAAGTCAATGACCATGTAATCATTCGAATTGGATCAGAGCCACCAACATCTTCAACGTTTTGATTCACGTCTTGTAGAATAAATGGAATATCAGTTTTTTGATCAGTTAATCCAAGAAAATCAATTGTCATTGTATAGTCTGGATTAAAGTATGGAAGAATTTGTTCTACAATTTGTGTCCCATCTTCAACATTTCTAACATAGATTGTGAGCGTAAACTCAAAATTATATGGCGTAGTTCTAAGAGATTTTACTGTTGTTGCAGACTCAGCAGAAAAACTTTCTGAAAATAGATTTCTTTTTCTTAATGGATCATACGTTATATTAGTAAGTTCAAAACTCATTCGTGGAAGAGTCATTTGAACTTCTTTGTTCAATTCAGGATCTTGTGTAATGCGTTGATAAAACTTTTCTTTCTGCGCATACTGCAGCGGCACAGTAATACGCTCAATTTCAACTGTACCTGCTTTATTATAGCGCACAAGTCGAATGTCATTGAATAGCGTACCAAAGGCAACGACCATTTTTCGAATAATTCTATGATAAAAATGTGATTGCGAAAACATTATGGCTCACCGAATGGATTGGCTTCACTGAAATCAACAATATTGTCAGCTTCAGTTTCAATGCGATAATTGTCTTGCATATCCTCGTTGTTTGCATTTCTTAGCGTATCAGGTGCAGCTGCAAGAGTATATTGAGCACCGCTTGAGTTACCAATAATGGCTGCATTAGCAGAGAATGCACCACGAATATTTCTTAGTTTCAATGTAAGGGTTGGTTTATCCCAATCAGCAACAACACCACGAGCGGTTGAAGCCGCAAGAGATGCACCCTGATAAACCCACTCGAGTGGAGTAAATGTTTCAGTCCCACCACTTTGCATTGTGTAATTAATTGCAATAGCCTGTACATCGCTAATTTTATCAATAATATCATATCCAGTATTGATGTACTCACCATTATACTTAAATGCTTCAACTGTTAGTCCATACATATATGGATTTTTTGAATCTCTACCTAATTGGAAAAAGTTCTTTTCTTCTTCAACAAACTTAATTTCCATTAATTTGTATTGAATTGGTAGGTAGATTAGGTCGCCTTCTTTTGGTACATTGCTGGTAACTTTAGATGCAGATGTAACATACTTCTCAAAAGTTCTTCTTGCCATGCAAAGTCTAGCAGTTTCTTGAATTTCAAGACCAAACTTACCAAAGAACTCTTTATTGCCTTCATAATCTTGAAAAGACTCAAGATACATCTCTAGTTTAAATGCTTGTGTAAATGATTTAACTGGATCGTCACCGAACAGTTCATCGATTGATGATTGTGAATCGCGCGGAATATAGTATACATCTATACCATGATTCTTGATTGATTCAATGATCAAATCTTCGAGCAATAACTGCTCTGTACGAGCATTTTGATTATTGAAATATAATGACGTTGCCATCTTATCCTACCAAAAATCCTGGTGGCTCTTCATAAACGTCTCTTAGATCAATTTCTAGTTTTTCGATAGCAATAGATGCTTCATCGTAAATAGTTTGACCATTAATCACAAGACCGCCTGGAAGAACATAGTTTCCATATTTCTTGAGGTTTGTTCCCCATTGCTGCTTGAACAACTCGGTCGTATATCTCTTAAGCCAAGTATCGTTGAACACCTTATCATAAGTTTCTGGATCTACGATACGATTTGCAAGGAAGCACATATAATTCCCAGCTACAAATTTTCCAGCCCAATCGGTTTTTACATGAACGCGGTTTGTCTTTTTGTTATAGGTGTAAGGAGACTCGCCTGTAATAATCATGTCGAGCATTGCTAAATGCTCTCTTGCAATCACATAGTAAGTATATGATGATGCAGTTAGATTGTAAAAATCGTTGAGGCGAAGCTGATAGTTAATATCGAACATATTAAAACCAGCAGAGGATGTCGATGCGACAGAGACGCCAGTATATGGAAAAACTCTGCTCACGCCGATGATTGAATCTGCGAGTTGCACATATTTGTTTAGAATATCCGCGCTCGTAATCTTGTGAGCAAGATAAACTGTTTCAGTTCCATCGTAGTGGAACTCTCTGAATTTTTGCAATCCTTCGTCGATACGATCTTCAAGCTGATCATCATCGATATTAATGTCGACTACAGGAAATCCGAGTTTTCGGAGGCAGTAATCTTTTAATTCTGTGCGAGAATATGGTGACGCCATTGAGATAGAACCTCTCTAATTATTGTATATTTAGTTCTCGATTAACTTCCCATTTCGAGAACTATAAACCTGATTCGGGTCCATATGTGCAAACTGTTCCCAATTCGGTTCTCCCTCTAAAATTCTTTTGCCAGTCGACTCTTCACCAATGTGTTCGATTAGATTTTCTCCATTCGGACCTTTTAGTTGGGCAGAAAACATCTGGTGAAAATGATCTAGGTACACCATGATCATCCCTTCGTTGATATTAAATCCCCAATATTCTTGAAAAGGATATTCGGTTATACTTTTTCGATATAAACTGAAAATAATCGGGAATGTTTTAGTGTTCTTTCCATAATAAAAATTACCGAAAGGGAGATCTCCAGTCTCAATTTTACATGGTTCTTCATGGAAATACCATGCCTGACGCTGTAGAACGACTGAAGCCATTTTGTCATTTGACTCTAATACTTCGATCAGATCATCGATGTGTATTTTTCGAGTGAGGACCACATCATCTTCTTGGTGTAAGACATAGTCATAGTCTTGCGTCTTAAGCCAATTGAAGAAATTAGACCATGTGACGGATAAACCTAGATTCTCTTTGTTCAACCACAAAAGCGTTTTATGAGTTTTAGCAAACAGATCAAAGATGAAATCGTTTCTAGTTCTCGGATAATCGTCAACAATAAGTCTTGTGACCTCATGATTCCCATAATCGAGATTCTTTAGAGAATCTAGAGTTTTCGTCAGATATTGAAGACGATTACAAGAAAATATAACGTGCAGGACTTTCATTAATATTCTGTGTTAAAGAAGAATGTTTGGAAAAGTCTACCGTTCGACATATTATTTCCGAAGTAATCTACAGATGCATGGTATAAATTTCCACGATACATCACAATTCGATTATATTTGTTTGCCACATAATCGACTAAATCCCACTTTGTATAATCGTATCCATCTAGATGCGGACTACTGCTATCAGTTCTACAATACTCACCTGTTTCTTTGTATCGATATAATGCAGTTCCTGCTGAGAGAGGAGCATTCGGTGTTAGATAACAAACCGCTGCCCATGTATTGTAACTGTCTGCGTGAATCCAAGTTCTATCTTGAGCAGTGCAAATTTGAAACGCTCCAGTATAACCAGAATGTTCGAGCCAATCTGTAACTCTACCGCCAGCGTTTAACACGATCGATTGAATCGCCGACTTTAAATCGTCTGGCAAATAAGGTTTTGTTCGAAGTCCAGGATAATTGCCTGCTACTTCAAACTGCTGAGATAACGCATAATTTCGCACAGCATCTGGATTTTGATAGAAGTCATCAGTGATGATTAAATTTGTCTTCATAATTGCCTCAATAATACATAAATCTTGCAGAAGTTCCATCCCATCCGCAAACTTTCCAATCCGTTTCGATTATATCTTTTTCATATGGTCGCGTTAGATAATATGAAAGCGTTTCAATATCGTAATGTTGCATTGGCGATTGATTCAGTAAATGAACTGTTGCCTCATTTATATCTATCATTTTATGTAACTGAGATGCTCCAAACGCAAATAAAACGGTGCAGTACTGGTGCAGTCGATCATTGTTTTGGTCTTGGCGACGATCAATAAAATGATAGTTCCAGGTTGGATTCCATGGAAAGTTTAACGGCTTCTTGAAAAACATTTTATCTAAATTTTGCTCAGTAAACAAAGAATCGTTAAAATCAAAATAGAAGTATCTTCCACATCCTTTGATTACATAATCATACGTTGAGATCTCTTTCTTATATTGCTTGTAATACGAATTCAACAATAAACACTCACACAGACTTTTATTAGGATGTGAGTTAACAATTTCAAATGCATTTCCATCTAGTTCTTTTAGTGGAATAAACTCAACATTTGGAAAGTACGAAAGAAAAAATTGGTATTCTTTATACTCCTCAGAGGAATCTACAATTACAATTTTAGATTCTGGGAATGAATTTCGAATTGAATTGACTGTAAAAATTGTTTGACGAAATCTTTCTTCATCTGAGAAAACTGTACGCACTTTACTATAAGTCAGAGGTGCGCGTTTTCTAGTTTGAATTGATGATCCAACTACAAAAAGATTATTCATAGAAACTATTCTTTATAACCTTGTCCAAATATTGCTTGTGCTTATAGTGGATCTCTTCATCAGAGAAATTAAGTCCCCACTCTCTACAATTAAACGGATCAATCTTATCAATCGCTTCAATTGCAGTTAATAGTGATTTGAAATCACGAACTCTAAATCCAGTATTACCCTCAAGAACAATCTCTGGAAATGCTCCCCAATCGGTTGTAATGACTGGTGTTCCAGATAGATTTGCCTCAATGATCATGTTGCCAAATGGCTCAACATAATATGTTAAACCAAGTAATGCTTTGGCGTTTTTCATGAGTTCTTTACGCTGCGCAGCGTTTGCAACACCAAACATCTCAACATGGTCTGGTGTTTTGTTATATCCTAATGCTTGCAGTGATCCAGGACCAGCAACAATAAGTTTCTTGCTTATTTTTTCTGTGGCTTGAATTGCAAGATGAATACCCTTTTCTTCACAAACACGACCAAAGAATAAAAAGTAATCTTGTTTCTTTTCGTTATATTCAAATTCACTGATTGTAAATGGATTACCGATTACTGCATCGCTCCATGATGGAGTCATAAGCATTCCGCGTTCACCATAAAAGTAATGCATATTAGCATACGAAGTGAATACGCGATATGGCGCAAAAACTCCATTTGCGCGATAACCAATTGAAGGCTCAACAACTTTGCATGTTGGATTCATCTCACAAGCAATTCGATTCTCAACTCCAAAGAAACAAACGATTATATCGTTATCGCTTGCTCGCTTGCGAATCTCCTGCCCAGCAAGTTCATTAAATCCTTTGATGTCAGTTGGTTCTGTTGGAATGTCAACATGTTCGCAGTCGACTTGTGCACCAGGAATTCCATAATGAATCATATGGAAATGTGGCGAAAGATGCTTGATATATTTGTATGCGTGGACCGCGAATGGGTCGACGCGATTCATCAGCCCTGTAGGATTTCTTGGGTTTACCAGTACATGAATTCTCATAACAAACTCAAAAAGTTAAATTATCTAGCGTCCTTAATCGTCAATGTACCCCAATATGTAGTACCGCCATCATAAGTGATAAACGTCCACAAGTCGCGAGCATTTGCTGTTGTGGTTGGAGGAGGCGCAGTTCCACCAGCCCAATATATTGTATTAGACCAAGAAGGAGTATATCCACCAGTTGCATTCTGAATAATTAGAAGGGATATCAATTGTCCAGTTCCAGAAGCTGGCGCATTAGTAAACGTGATTGCTGCAGATGCAGTCAATACCAAACGGAAGTAGTTTGATACAGATAGATCGCAAGTATTCGCACCATTCACATTCGTGTTTGCTTGAATGAAATCTTTTGCAGACTTGATTGTGAGGTTAGTTCCAATTGCTGTTGTGTTTGCATTAAACTCAATATTGGCTTGAGTAGATCCATTAGCAGTTGCAGAAACATTTACTGTTGCAGTATTGTTAAAGTTTAGATTACTCTTAGCAAGAATTGAACCGCCATTAGCATAAACCCAAACTGTGTTCGCAGCAGAGTTGGCTTGACTATATGCTCCATTAGCCTGAGCATATGCACCATTAGCAGTATCTCTTGCGGTATTTGCCTGGCTATAACCAGCATTTGCTTGACCATAGGCATCATTCGCGGTTGTTCGAGCAGTATTGGCTTGTCCGTATGCATCATTTGCAGTTGTGCGAGCGGTATTCGCTTGACCATAAGCGTCGTTTGCGGTGGTTCTTGCGGTATTTGCTTGGCTGTATGCTGCGTTCGCTTGTCCATATGCAGCATTGGCTTGAGCATATACAACAGTGCCAGGAGGTTCAATGACAATGTTACCAACCATTCCAGAATGTGCTGTACACTGGTATACATATGTGTTGCCTAGAAGTTCATAAGGAACCTTCCAGTATAGTTTACCACTTACTTTACCTTGTGCGTTAGATCCAGTACTGACAGTGCCGTCTGTTGCAACGTGCGTCAGTCCTGTATTATAATTTGCTCCACCATTTGAAACACGGATTGCAAATGGGTGTCCTGCATTATTTAAATTAAATGCAATAGTTTCACCAGCACGAATATAAATTTCAGGGTCGTCTACTGTACCATATTGATCAAATCGATATGCTGATGCGCCGTTATTCGTCACTGCCAATTCAGTTACAGCTGGCTGATAGTCTGAATTTGCTTGAGCATAAGCAGCCTGATAATTTGTATTGATTGTTCCAAGAGAAGTGTTTACAGTTCCGAACGTTGTATTGATAGTGCCAAATGTGGTGTTTGCATCAGAGCGTGCAGTGTTTGCTTGTGCGTATGCAGCATTGGCTTGATCATATGCAGCGCCGCCAACTGCTGTAAATGCGATATTTGCATTACCAGAATCATTTGTCACTAAAACAGTAATTGTAGAAGTATTAACAAAATTCAGTCCTAGTGGTCTTGCTACAGCTGCAACGTTCGTGTTTGCAGTAACAGTTATTTGAGAATTAAATGCATACTGATTTGCGCTGTTCGCAGCAGAATATGCTTGGTTTGCTTGAGAATATGCATCATTGGCTTGACCGTATGCCGTATTTGCTTGACCTCTGGCAGCATTTGCTTGAGCATAAGCATTTAATGCGCTACCAGATCCTGTATTTGCCGCAGCATATGCATCATTAGCGGTAGTGCGTGCAGTATTGGCTTGATTACGAGCAGCATTAGCCTGACCATAAGCGGTATTGGCTTGATCGTATACAATAACTAAATTTGCTTGAGTTGCAACTGAATTGCCGAGCAACAAAACACTATTCGCATTTAGAATTCCAAGTCTAACATTGCCAACTCTAAAAGTATTATTTGCAATATCAATGACATTATTTGTTGGTTCAGTTTCATAATTGTCAAAGACATAAAATTGATTTTCTGTTGCTTTTCTGAAGAAGCCTACATGAGTAGTCACGGCATCGCGCGTGATGTGTCCAACGAACCCAATATCCTCTGCGTCACCAGCACTATTTGCTGACAACAAAATTATAGAGTCATTAACTGACAAGCTGCTGACATTGATCGTCGTTGCATTACCTTGAATAACAAGATTACCAGAAATTGTCAAGTCTCCGCTGATAGATCCACCAGAAGTCGACAATTTAGTGTTTGCTGCACCGTAAGCATCATTTGCTGTTGCTCGAGCAGTATTGGCTTGGTTGCGTGCACTATTTGCCTGACCGTAAGCGTCATTAGCAGTTCCACGAGCAGTATTGGCTTGCGCATAAGCATTTAGTGCATTAGTGTTAGCAGTGTTGGCACCAGAATATGCATCGTTAGCAGTGTTTCTTGCAGTATTTGCTTGAGCATAAGCATTTAGTGCATTAGTGTTTGCTGTATTCGCAGCACCATATGCTGCTTGAACAGTAGCAGCTGAAGAATCACCGATAGTGATAAACTCAACATTAGCATTTGCGCCATCAGCACTTACTGCTACTTGAATCGTTGTAGTGTTAGCAAAATTAATCTTTTGAGTAGTTTTTGCAGAGGCGTTATTTGCATAGACTGTAACTTGTGCATTATTTGCGGCGTTGTATGCAGAATTTGCTTGACCATATGCATTTAGTGCATTTGTCCCAGCAGTATTGGCAGCACCGTAAGCGTCATTCGCGGTCGTGCGAGCAGTGTTTGCTTGGCTATAAGCATCGTTAGCAGTTCCACGAGCAGTATTTGCTTGACTATAAGAACCATTAGCAGTATCACGTGCGGTATTGGCTTGTCCGTATGCGTCGTTAGCAGTTCCACGAGCAGTATTTGCTTGAGCATATGCATCGTTAGAGGTGCTTCCTCCAGATTGTGCAAGCGTAACTAGGTTTACACCATTTGTTAACACAACTGAGGTGACATTTATGGTAGTAGCGTTAACTGTCGCAATCGATGCAGCAGCATCAATTGTTACGTTACCATAAATTCGTGAGCCGTCTTTTAATTTTGCCATTTTTTATTTCTCTAGAAATATTTTATATTTATTTGATGCGTAGCACATCAAACTATGTTTAAAGTATAATCATCAATATAATTGGCGACCTGAATCAATCCATTTGCATGAATTCTTTTCGCAAGTCCACCACTAATTGGACTAATAGTCACTTCATCAAATTCCGCAGCAAAATATGATGTATCATTTGCTGAGACAGCTGACCCAGTTACTTCATCTAACTCACCCTTTACTAAAAGGATTCCTGTGTTACCAAGTTTTTCTGTAATTGCCATATTATAAGAATACCGTATCTAATGTTCCAGTTCCTGTATTATAGTACACAATAACCTTCACAGTTCCAGTGGTATTTGCATACGCAACATTATTTGCAGCAAGTATCGTATTTGATTTCAACGTGCTTGTTGATTTCGCAAACGTCAAATTAGAACTTGCGCCTACACTACCGCCATCATTAAATATGACTTGCGTATCAGATCCAGCAACAGGACCAGTTGGACCCTGTGGACCAGTAACACCCTGCGGACCTTGAGGACCCTGTGGACCTGTTGCACCTTGCGGTCCTTGTGGACCCTGTGGACCTTGAGGACCGACTTCGCCAGTAGAACCTGTTGAGCCTTGTGGTCCTTGTGGACCAGTCACACCTTGTGGACCTTGTGGTCCTTGCGGTCCAGTCACACCTTGTGGTCCTTGTGGTCCTTGAGGACCTTGCGGTCCTTGTGGACCTTGAGGACCTTGAGGACCAGTCACTGAGTTTCCTTGAGGACCTTGCGGTCCTTGTGGACCTTGAGGACCTTGAGGACCAGTCACTGAGTTTCCTTGAGGACCTTGCGGTCCTTGTGGACCAGTGTTACCAACCACGCCTTGTGGTCCTTGAGGACCAGTTGCGCCTTGTGGACCCTGAGGACCAGTATCGCCTGTATCACCCTTTGGACCTTGTGGACCTGTATTGCCTTGCGGACCTTGTGGTCCTCGATCACCTTGCGGTCCTTGTGGTCCTTGAGGACCAGTTACACCCTGTGGACCTTGTGGACCTTGTGGACCTTGTGGACCCTGTGGACCCTGTGGACCAGGAACATTTGACACGCCAGAAGGTCCTTGTGGACCTTGTGGTCCAGTGTCGCCAGTTGAACCTTGTGGACCCTGTGGACCGACGACACCTTGCGGACCTTGTGGTCCTTGAGGACCTGTGACACCTTGTGGTCCTTGTGGACCGACGACACCTTGTGGTCCTTGTGGTCCTTGCGGTCCTTGTGGACCAGTATCGCCTTGAGGACCTTGTGGACCTTGTGGACCTTGAGGACCTTGCGGACCTTGCGGACCTTGAGGACCAGTGATACCTTGTGGACCTTGAGGACCTTGTGGACCAGTCACACCTTGAGGACCCTGTGGACCTTGAGGACCAGTTACACCTTGCGGACCCTGTGGACCCTGTGGACCTGTGACACCTTGTGGACCTTGTGGTCCTTGTGGTCCTTGTGGTCCAGCATTACCTTGTGGACCAGTTGGACCAGTTGAACCTTGAGGACCGTGTGGACCAGTTGGACCCTGTGGACCAGTATTGCCTTGAGTGCCTTGTGGACCTTGAGGACCAACAATCAGACCAGCATCGATCCAACTTGAACCATTCCAAACATATAAGTGACCGTCAGCTGTTACAATATAAGCATCACCATCACTTGCACCACCAGGAAGATTTCCAACTGTAGCAACTGTACCAAGAACTGTGATGCCAGAACCTTGCGCGCCAGATGGACCAGATGGTCCTTGCGGACCAATTACGCCTTGTGGACCTTGAGGACCTTGTGGTCCTTGTGGTCCTTGAGGACCCTGTGGACCCTGTGGACCAAGAGCACCCTGTGGACCCTGCGGACCATTATCGCCTTTATCACCCTTTGGACCTTGCGGACCAATCGCACCCTGCGGACCTTGTGGACCAGTAACGCCTTGTGGACCTTGAGGACCAGCTGAACCAGTTGCCCCCTGAGAACCTTGAGGACCTTGAGGACCAGTATCACCTGTATCACCCTTCGGACCCTGTGGACCAATTGAACCCTGAGGACCTTGAGGACCTAAACTGCCAAGTGGACCTTGTGGTCCCTGTGGACCTTGTGGACCAGTAACTGAATTTCCCTGCGGTCCTTGTGGTCCTTGTGGTCCTTGTGGACCTGCAACATTTGATGCATCACCTTGTGCACCAGATGGTCCTTGTGGTCCTTGTGGACCTTGTGCACCAGTGACACCTTGCGGACCTTGTGGTCCTTGTGGACCAGCACCTTGTGGACCTTGAGGACCTTGAGGACCAACAATACCTTGCGGACCTTGTGGTCCTTGTGGACCAGCACCTTGTGGACCTTGAGGACCTTGAGGACCAACAATACCTTGCGGACCTTGTGGACCTTGTGGTCCTTGAGGACCAGTAGATCCTTGTGGTCCAGCAACACCTTGAGGACCTTGTGGACCTTGAGGTCCAGTGTCGCCAGTTGGTCCTTGTGGACCAGATGGACCAGATGGACCAGAAGGACCTGCGCTAATTGAAGAAGTGTTCATCGAAAATGCTACGTTAACTTGTCCAGTACCATTAGCAGTTGCAGCAACGTTAATAGTTGCAGTATTGTTAAAGTTTACATTAGCATTTGATAGAACAACTGTACCATTAGCAAAAATTGCAACATTATTTGCAGCAGAATTTGCTTTAGCATAAGCCGATTGCGCAACACCATTAGCAGAACTTGCCCAGTCACTGGAAGAAACATTTACACTGAATGCAACGTTAGTAAACTTATTAGTTGTATTTGCTGATGTGGAAACGTTGACTGTTGCAGTGTTGTTAAAGTTTACGTTAGAGTTAGCATAAGTCAATGTACCATTGGCATAAACAGCAACAGTGTTAGCCGCTAGATTTGCTTGAGAATATGCTGCTTGGTAATTAGTGTTAATAGTACCAAAGGTTGTATTTGTCGTACCAAAGGTTGTGTTGATGGTAGCGAATGTTGTATTAGCATCGGATCGAGCAGTGTTTGCTTGAGTGTAGGCTAAATTAGCCTGACCATAAGCAGCATTAGCCTGATCGTAAGCAGCACCACCTACTGCTGTAAACGAAATATTTGCATTAGTTCCATCACCAGCAGAAGCCACTGTAACAGTAATAGTTGATGTGTTGATAAAGTTTAGTTGCTTGCCAGAAAGCGTCGAGCCTCCATTTGAAGAAACTCTTACAGTATTCGCAGCAGAGTTTGCAGCACCATATGCATTCAATGCATTCGTATTTGCTGTATTCGCTGCAGTCTGAGCAGAATTTGCGGCGGTATATGCTAGATTTGCTTGAGCATAAACTGTATTAGAAGAAGTTTGAGCAGTGTTAGCTGCTGTGTATGCTAGATTTGCTTGTCCGTAAGCAGAATTCGCTTGAGCATATGCACTCAGTGAGGTGCTGAAGTTATAAGCTGTTGTTCCATCGTCACTCCAAGTCCATTTATCCGTTGTCTCGTTCCATTTTAAATATGTATCAGTTGAAGTTCCTCTTTCTACAGTAATTAATGCATCAACAGCAGGAGCAATTCCAGTGTTACTAGAGTTTAAAATAATTTCATTGTCTTCAACTTTGAGTGTTGAGACATTAAATGTTACGCTATCACCCTGAACAAAAAGATTCCCAGTAACTGTCATATCTTGCGAAACAGTTACATTAGATGCAAGAGTTAATGCAGAAGTTGGACGCCCAATTAAGGTAAATGAATTAGCATTAACAGAAAATTCTACATTAGATTGTCCAGAACCATTTGCTGATGCAGAAACATTAATGGTTGCAGTATTATTAAAATTCAGATTGCCGTTAGAAAGGATAGAAGATCCATTAGCATAAACCCAAACAGTATTAGCCGAGTTATTTGCTTTCCCATAAGCATTTAGTGCATTGGTATTAGCAGTATTCGCAGCACCATAAGCGTTTAGAGCATTGGTATTAGCTGTATTTGCTGCAGTTTGTGCTGAGTTAGCAGCCGTATAAGCAAGGTTGGCTGAACTGTATGCATTCAGTGCATTCGTATTAGCAGTATTGGCTGCAGTCTGAGCAGAGTTAGCAGCTGTATAAGATAGATTAGCCTGTCCATAAGCATTCAATGCATTAGTATTAGCAGTATTGGCTGCAGTCTGAGCAGAGTTAGCAGCTGTGTATGCAAGATTTGCTTGATCATAAGCAGCACCACCAACTGCTGTGAAGGAAATATTCGCATTCGTTCCATCACCAGCAGAGGCTACTGTAACAGTAATCGTTGAAGTATTAATAAAGTTTAATTGCTTACTACTTAGAGTTGATGATCCATTTTGCGAAACTCTTACTGTATTGGCTGAAGAGTTAGCTGAACCATACGCATTCAATGCATTCGTATTTGCTGTATTAGCAGATGTCTGAGCATTATTCGCAGCATTATATGCTGAGTTAGCCTGACTATAAGCAGCATTAGCCTGATCATATGCAGCATCAGCATTTGGACCACTTGGTCCTTGTGGACCTTGTGGACCAGATGGACCCTGTGGACCTTGAGGACCAGCACCTTGTGGTCCTTGTGGTCCTTGTGGTCCTTGTGGACCTTGAGGACCAGCACCTTGTGGTCCTTGTGGTCCTTGTGGTCCTTGTGGTCCTTGAGGACCAGCACCTTGTGGTCCTTGTGGTCCTTGAGGACCAGTAGAACCTTGTGGTCCTTGTGGACCTTGAGGACCAGCACCTTGTGGTCCTTGTGGTCCTTGAGGACCAGTAGAACCTTGTGGTCCTTGTGGACCTTGAGGACCAGCACCTTGTGGTCCTTGTGGACCTGCTGCGCCCTGCGGACCCTGAGGACCCTGAGGACCTGCTGCACCAGCAGCGCCCTGAGGACCTTGTGGACCACCAGCCTGACCCTGTATACCTTGTGCACCAGTTGGTCCTTGTGGACCCTGTGGACCCTGTGGACCTCTTAATCCTTGAGAACCACGACCTGTCGAAACTCTAACTGTTGTCATTTAGTTACCTGCGGATTAACTGTGATGATGCCCTCAACAAGTCTTGTTGTGACATTAGCATTATCGATTTGTTTGACATCAAACAAATAACGACCTGCTTTAATATTCGAGGTTGTTGCCGCATTGAGGTTTAGAAAAACGTTCCCATTTGCAGCGTCGAGTATCGTCACAGTTAGATTTGCTGTGACGCCAGATGAATAAAAGGATTTTCGTATGGACGAAGAAAACGTGTAATTCGTCACGTTTATGACTGATCCGTCATCTTGAGTCAAGTCTAAATCAAAATTGAAATCAGTTCCTTGATCCAGGTCTAATTCTATAAATTGAGCCATTGGGATATCCTATTATTATTGCTCTATTTATAAAATAGAAATCCACACCAGAGCAGAGTAATATTTAATACTAATTCTCTTCGATAAAGATCACTGTTACTGGGCTGGAGTTGGCGGTAATCGAATGTGTTATGGTGTTCCCAGCCATTTGACCATACCCAAAACTCATTCCAGAAGTTTCAGGAGTGATTTCGACGTTATCTTTTTTGTAGGAAAACTCTGATCCACAAACATACAAAAAGGATCGTTTGTTAGTCGTTTTTGTGATTTCTTCGTTAACGATCTTCGCAGCACTAAAGGTAATCTGAGAAAAGGTCGTATTAATTAGAGAAACTCTTACAAAGATATCATCATCGGAGCGCGTATAAGCCTGCACAGGTTTATCATAGATCCATGGATCGACATAAGAACTCCATGTATTTGAGTATGGATTGGTGTGCGTTTGAACTGCACCATCTTGGTACTCTGTTCTTATATTACCATTGATAACGAGAAATAAATGGTTTGTATTTGAAGGAAAATGCTGCCACAAACCAGAAGTTCCACTCAGAGGAATTAGACACCCTTCGTTCGGGCAACCAACACCTTTAGTATATTTTGAAAAAGATATTTTTGTATTAGATGCCATTTTACTCTTTATTCGGGATTTCCCAATCGATCTCTACGTCTGGTTTAATATGGCGAGAAATTGCGCGTTCCTCTAATTTCCTATTTATATAATCGACTCCCGTGTGTTTTCGAAACTCTTCCAGCTTGGCTTCGTCGACAGAATAGATAAAGTTACTGAGTTCTTTCTCAGATCGTTTCTTATTCATATCCAATCGTCTTGCATCGACCACTGGATTGACGGTCTGTTTAGTCTCGTGATTCGCAGAACGAAGATAATGATAAACCTTCGCGCGTCTCATATGATAAATGCTATACCCCTTGAGGAAGGAAGTAAGAGCAAACATCTGTTCTTCGCCTTCGAAGAAGATATTTGTATTATACCCAACTTCCTTCACCCATTTTGCTGGAGCAAAGAAGTTACCAGCGCAGATATGGCGAGAGGGACTTACTACATCTCGAGCAGGAACCCATGGACCATGAGCGTGTAGTCTCATGTTTTTATCAAACTGATAATATCCAAGATTCACTGAGATGTCATCGGTCAATGTATGCTTGGTAATTCGATCACCATCAAGATCAAAGTTTTTAGTTCCACATGTTAGAAGAACTCGATCATGTCCTGCAACTTTACACGCATGCAAATAATCTAGAATTAGATAATGATCCCACCCCTTATCAAAGAGCATGTGAGAGTCGATTTGATACTGAAACTCTTCTTCATAGATCTGCATTGAATTAATAGAACGCGCCCAAACAACACCATCAGAAAATTCTGGATCAATTCTTTTATATCGAATGTTTGTCTTTTTTACCAGATCTGGTGCTTTGGTTTGTAAACTATCTGCAAGAGATGTTTGCTCAAAAACACCATAGACAATCTCATTTCTGCCTGACTCATTTTCAATCAGACTTTCGATTGTAGGCAATAGAAGTTTATCTCTATATGAGCAAACGTTTACAAATATCTTTTTCATACATCTTTTACCAGTTTAAATTTTTTACGGATCATGTAATACTTTCTGTAGAAATTCTTTTCATGAAACCACTTTAATATCTTATTGTAATCATTTTCTTCTCTTGTCGCAGGACCATAAGAAGCAACAATGTCTTTATTTGTTATAAATGGAATGACATGCAAAAGAGGGTCACCAGCCTTAATTTCTATTTCACATGGACGTTTTGGGGCGCAAATGAAATTTACTGTACCAAATCCTTTATAGTCTACTATTCCTGGATACACATATAAATCGTCTAGAAAATTGCTATGGAAGTATGCAGGGAGCAACAAACAAGAGACGTTTTTATTAGAATTAATTTTCCATGGACCAGGAAAATTTAAGACACTATATTTAACTCCACCATTGATTTCAAAAAGACCATCTGTAATAGCAGTATCCATATTTTGGGGTTGTTTTAGTTGTGTGCCCCTTTTTTGATTGTCTTCACCAACAGAACCTACAACTCCCATAAATCCAGCTTTGTTTGCTTTGATATGAATATTGCTCCATGCAGGAATAATATAACCTAAACGAGCATAATCATGCATTCCTGGACAACCAGGAAATTTATATTCTCCATATTTGTTTTCTTGAAATTCTTTAAGAGGCTTGATATCTTTTGCTAATACTGGTGGATAATGTGGATATACAATTCCTTCTGCAACATCAAGAAATTTAAAATCAATATCATCTTTCTTAAACCAATTAAACATGATTAATCCCTCTTTCTCAACTCATAGGTATAGTGATGAGTTCTAGTATCTTGTCGTCTTCGCAATTTTTGCAATTCCATGGCTTCTTTTTTCGTCATCTTACGAATAGGCGGTTTTTTCGGAAAAGAATTTCTTTTTACAGGTATTGCTGTGACCATAGGAGTGCCTGCAGGTATATGTATATCTGCATCATAGATGTTCAATACAGCAGGAAAATTCACAACGTTGCTATAAACGTCAGTGTCAACAAATCCACTTAAACAAGTAAATGGTTGTGCAAAATGATTGAATGGAGGTGTGAATAGAATAGACCAACCTGGTGCTGTCTTTATATGCCAATAATTTATAAATTTTAATGCGTTTCCATGTTTAAATCCGAGTTTATTATTTCCACCAAGTTGCATTGCATCATGAAACTCGCAAACTTTTAATCCTGGAGGATTGGTTACATGTATTTGAGTATTATCGTGGTTGCTCATGATATGAAGGTCTGCTGCAAGGGGAATTGTGTATCCAAGAGACATTGCATCTAGCATTGGCAAACACTTTTTTGCCGTCATATTTTTATTGCCAAATTGATCTCTTTGATTATCTGCAGCCCCATAAGCAGGACTTAAATCTTTAAACCATTCTGGAAGATTTTTGACTGCTGATCTCGGTTCAGGAATGACCTCAATTAAATCTGGTGTTGTATAAAACTCAATGATATCATTACCCCAGAACTTCACCAATTTTTTAAAATTCATATTAATAACCAATTATTTTTCTCTTTTACCCATCACCCAAGAGACCAATGATTTGCGAACACCTTTTGTTACTGGTGTTACTCTATGGGGCATCCAAGCTGGGAAAAAGATTGCGTCACCACGAGGTGGCTTAACTGTCATTAGATTTTCTACTTGACCATTAAGAACACACTGGAATTCTCCACCTTCATAATCATCTGGATCTGAAAGAATAATTACTGCACTGAGTTTTCTGACATACGGTGTCCATGGTCCACCAGCATCCATATGCCAATCATAATGTTGTTTTGTTTTTGCGCGATAAACAGTGTATTGAAAATTATCAAAACCGTCAATATTATACATGAAGTGATCGTAATTGACCATTGAGGTCAGATAAGCAAATTTTTGGAATAACCAATCTGAATGTTGGTCGTGCATTATCCACTGCACATCACTGTCGCGGACTTTTTTGTCGACCGACCCAGGACCGCCAGTTCCGCCAATTCCTCCGCGCTGAAACTTTTGCAAATCTTCTAAATCAACAATTTTATCAACTTCTTCTTCTGTGAATGCTCCATTGGCAACACAGAACTCATTCAGCATTTTGTTATACTGAGGAATAGGATACGGCATAATGACCACCTCAAATGTTATTGCGAAAACAAAATTATATTATAAACTATTTATGCGAGTGTTACAACTATTTGTCCACCTGGAGGAACAGAAACAGGATAATTTGCGCCGTCAGGATAACTGTAATAACTTACTTGTGTTGGACCAACAGTAGGAGCAGTTCCTGGAGGACCAGCAAAGCCTGAGAGATCAATTGGTCCACCTGGGAAAGTGACACCAAGAACATTGGTTGGCGATCCAGTGTTTCCTGGAGAATATGTTGTCACTGGTCTTGCTGCTTCTGGTTGATTGGCAATTGGGTAAGCAACGTTGTAATTGGTGTTATAATTGATGGTCCAAGCAGTTGGTGGTCTGGCAGCTTCTGGCTGCGTGGCGATTGGATATACTGTATTGTAGTTGATAGTCCAAGTGGTAGCAGGTCTTGCTGCTTCTGGTTGTGTTGCGATTGGGTACGCCACGTTATAGTTTGAATTATAATTGATGGTCCATGCGGTAGCAGGTCTAGCGGCTTCTGGCTGATTCGCTAATGGATAAGCGACGTTGTAATTGGTATTGTAGTTAATTGTCCAAGCATTAACAGGACGATTTGCTTCTGGGTATGCTACGTTATAATTTGTATTATAGTTGATAGTCCATGCAGTCGCTGGTTGATTTGCGAGCGGATAAGCAACGTTGTAGTTAGTTGACCAAGCAGTGACTGGTCGAGCTGCTTCTGGTCTATTGGCGATTGGGTACGCAACGTTATAATTTGTTGACCATGCTGTAACGGGACGAGCAGCTTCTGGTTGGGTCGCAATTGGGTACGCGACATTATAATTGGTATTGTAATTAATTACCCATGCAGTAACAGGTCTTGCTGCTTCTGGCTGATTGGCAATCGGATACGCAACGTTATAGTTGGTGTTATAATTAATTACCCAAGCATTGGCTGGCTGCGTCGAGATTGGATATGCAACGTTGTAATTAGTATTGTAATTGATCACCCATGCATTGGCTGGTTGATTGGCAATCGGGTATGCAACGTTGTAGTTGGTGTTATAGTTTGTGTTATAATTTGCGCTATTTCCTGAACCAGTGCATGGAAAAGTTGTGTATACTGTTATATAATAATTAAAATAAGGATCATAATACGTTTCGTATGTCGCTGATGGACATCCAGGACCATAGTATCCATAATCATAAAACGTGTTGTAACCGTACGGACCGTATACGGTAGCGTTCACCACGTAATTGGAGAAATAAGCGTTCGGTGGATTATAGTTGGCAACTGGCTGATTGGCAATCGGCTGATTAGCCACTGGATACGCGACATTATAATTCGTTGAATATGCAGTCACAGGTCTTGCGGCTTCTGGCTGATTCGCAACTGGATATGCGACGTTGTAGTTAGTTGACCAAGCAGTCACTGGTCTTGCGGCTTCTGGTCTATTCGCAATTGGATATGCAACGTTGTAGTTTGTGTTGTAATTGATCACCCACGCTGTTGCTGGTCGTGCAGCTTCTGGTCTATTTGCTATTGGATATGCAACGTTGTAGTTAGTATTATAATTAATCGTCCAAGCATTTGCTGGCTGGTTAGCAATTGGATATGCAACGTTGTAGTTAGTATTATAATTAATCGTCCAAGCATTTGCTGGCTGGTTAGCAATTGGATATGCAACGTTGTAGTTAGAAGTATATGCGGTTACAGGTCGAGTCGCTTCTGGTTGTGTCGCAATCGGATAAGCAACGTTGTAGTTCACTGACCATGTTGTTGCTGGTCTAGCCGCTTCTGGTCTATTGGCGATTGGGTAAGCAACGTTATAGTTAGTATTATAATTAATTGTCCAAGCAGTCGCTGGTCTAGCGGCTTCTGGCTGATTCGCTAATGGATAAGCGACGTTGTAATTCGTATTGTAATTGATCGTCCAAGCAGTTACTGGACGTGCAGCTTCTGGGTATGCAACATTATAGTTAGTATTATAATTAATCGTCCAAGCAGTTGGTGGTCTCGCTGCCTCTGGTTGATTCGCAATCGGATATGCTACGTTATAATTTGTATTATAGTTGATCGTCCACGCAGAAGCTGTTGGTGCATTGCCAGATCCACCACGACCTGTGACGTTACCAATGTAACGACCGTATGGAATCGTTAGAGACGAAGGCGCATTAAACGTTTGTGTTCCACGAGAACTTCCGCCCAGCCAGCTTTTACTTAAATCGGAACTTTTTGGCATTATTTTTCCAGAAATGGGCACCAATACCCAAAGGCATTGTACTTATTTATTCGTTTCTATTATTCAATGTTAACGTCGATTGACCCACCTGGAGGAACACTAACTGGATGATTTTGGAAGTCTGGGAAACTCCAGTAGACTACTTCAGTTGACGGAACATAAGGAGCAGTTCCTGAAGGACCACCAAATCCTGAAAGATCTATTGGACCACCTGGGAAGTAAACGCCAAGAACATTAGTTGGTGTTCCCACATTTCCTGGTGCATAAGATGTGATCGGTTGATTGGCGATCGGCTGACTGGCAATTGGATATGCGATATTATAATTGGTGTTGTATACTGTCGCTGGTCGAGCCGCTTCTGGTTGATTGGCGATCGGATATGCAACATTATAGTTTGTATTGTAATTAATGGTCCAAGCAGTCGCTGGGCGAGCAGCTTCTGGGTATGCCACATTATAATTCGTGTTATAATTGATCGTCCAGGCAGTCACTGGTCTTGTTGCTTCTGGTTGATTGGCAATTGGATATACAGCAGCATTGTAAGTAATTGTCCACGCAGTTCCTGGACGAGCCGCCTCTGGTTGTGTTGCGATTGGATATACTGTATTGTAGTTGATAGTCCAAGCAGTGGCTGGACGCGCAGCTTCTGGTTGTGTTGCGATTGGGTATGCGACGTTGTAATTGGTATTGTAGTTAATTGTCCAAGCAGTCGCTGGTCGAGTTGCTTCTGGATATACTACGTTATAGTTAATAGTCCAAGCAGTCGCTGGTCTAGTTGCTTCTGGATAGGCAACATTATAGTTGGTATTGTAATTGATAGTCCAAGCAGTTGCAGGACGAGTTGCTTCTGGTCTTACTGTGTTATAAGTGATCGTCCATGCAGTAACTGGGCGGTTGGCTTCTGGTCTAGTTGCAATCGGATACACAGCAGTATTATAGTTAATCGTCCAAGCAGTTGCTGGTCGAGCAGCTTCTGGTCTGGTAGCCACTGGATATGCTACGTTATAGTTGGTATTGTAATTTGTGCCAAGTAAAGAATATTGAGCACTCAACTCACCAAATTGACCATCAGGCATAAAATTAAAGTTTCCGATGGTTTCTGGGCTTCCTGGAAGATTAGGGCTACTTCCATATGCAGGAAGTGGAGTGAGTGCATTTTGCGAATTCCCAACTTCAATTGGTTCTACAGAAAATACATATGGAAACCCATTAACCGACCATGTTCTAAACCAATCAACACCAGCAACAGGTTGGTTCGCAATCGGATATGCGACATTATAGTTGGTGTTATAATTGATCGTCCATGCACTTACAGGACGAGCAGCTTCTGGATATGCAACGTTGTAATTTGTGTTATAATTAATAACCCAAGCTGTTGGTGGTCGACCTGCCTCTGGGTATGCTACGTTATAGTTAATTGTCCATGCTGTTGCTGGTCGAGCAGCCTCTGGTCTATTTGCAATCGGATACACAGCAGCATTGTAATTGATTGTCCAAGCAGTTACTGGTCTAGCGGCTTCTGGATATGCAACATTATAATTGATGGTCCAAGCAGTTGATGGTCTAGCAACTTCTGGTTGCGCCGCAATCGGATAAGCAACATTGTAGTTAGTGTTGTAATTGATCGTCCAAGCAGTAACAGGTCTTGCTGCTTCTGGATAAGCAACGTTGTAATTTGAATTATAATTAATTACCCATGCAGTGACAGGGCGACCTGCTTCTGGATAAGCAATATTATAATTTGAAGTGTAGTTAATCGTCCAAGCAGCTGCTGGTCGAGCTGCTTCTGGTTGATTAGCGATTGGATACACAGCAGCATTATAGTTAATTGTCCATGCTGTACCTGGACGTGCTGCTTCTGGCTGAGTCGCAATCGGATACGCAACATTATAATTGCTACTATAATTGATGGTCCAAGCAACAGCTGGTTGATTTGCAATTGGATATGCAACGTTATAATTGGTATTATAATTCGTCACCCAAGTGGCAGCTGCAGGCGCATTTCCTGACCCACCGCGACCTGAGACTGAAGCAACATGACGACCATAATCAATGGTGATGCTGCTTGGTGCATTGAATGAGGTTGTGCCTCTAGATGGTCCAACTATCCACGTTTTATTTAATTCAAACGGTCTTGGCATGGCGATTATCTCGCGTCTTTAACAGCCAATGTTCCGATAAACGTACTTCCACCATCTGTTGTTGTGAATGTCCACATATCAAGTTTATTCGCTCCAGTAGATGCAGGAGGCACTTGACCACCTGCCCAGTAGATTGTATTACCCCAAGCTGGCGTATATCCTCCTGTTCCGTTTTGCAATACTAACAACGTTACTGTCATTGCATTTCCAGAGGCTGGAGCATTCGCGAATGTAAACGTTGGAGTTCCTGTCAATGTATATCTAAACCAGTTACCGTTATTCAAGTTAACAGTCGTCGCACCTGAAACCGTAGCAGTTGTGAGCGAGTCTTTTGTCGACTTCAATGTACCAGTAATATTTCCTGTGACAGTTAGATTACCGCTTACAGTTAGATTTTGAGAAATCGTAGTGTTTGGCGAAATCGTAAGAGCAGCTGCGCCAGTACCAATTGCCACAATGTTTGCAGTGTTCATTGCAAACGATACGTTGGCTTGAGTTGAACCATTTGCAGCAGCAAATGCATTCACAGAAGCAGTATTGATGAAGTTTAGATTTGCGTTCGAAAGAACAGAACCACCGTAAGCATAGACCCAAACAGAATTGGCTCCTGAGTTTGCCGCAGCCAACGCAGCAAGAGCATTTGCATTCGCGATTCTAACTGCAGTGAGTGATGCAACATTTGATGAATCAGTTGTTGCAACATCATCAGATACATTTTGGCGCGTAATAATCGTATAGTAAGTTCCTTCAGTGCTATTTGCCGTTGCACGCCAAACATTGCCAGCTGAAGTATCAAATCTTAACCATGCATTACCATTTGCAGTAGTTCCAAGTCCAACGCCAAAGAAACCATCTTGGCGTGAACCTTGGCTAACGCGCAATCTATATTCAGAACCTGTCGTTGTTGCAGGAGCAGCAATGGCATTCTGTACTGTTAGGTCTTGAACCCAAAGCGTAGTAATGTTTGCGCAAGTAGAGTTAGATAGACCAGAAACAGAAAGATTTCCTGCTGCTAGATTATTTGTAAAAACAGCATTTGCTGCAGCAATATTTCCAGCAGCGACATTTTGTGTAACACTCAAGTTACCAGTAGAGGTGTTCCGTGATACCGCTAAATTGCCAGCAATCGCTGTATTTGCACCAACATCGAGGAAAGATGTTACATTGAGAGTTCCTAGGACATTAGCGTTTTGGCTCAACGTCGTATTCTTAGAAACCGCAAGGTTGGATAGAAGTTCAGTGTTGCCAGTGACTGCTAGTATTGAACCAACATTCATCGTACCAGATACATTCGCGTTTTGCGACATCGTTGTATTCTTAGATACAGCGAGGTTTGAATAGAGCGAAGTGTTTCCAGTTACTTCAGCAGTAGAAGTTACATTGAATGTTCCAACGACGTTTGCATTTTGAGAAATTAGTGTATTCTTAGATACCGCTAGGTTCGAATACAAGAAAGTGTTTGCAGTGACTTCAAGGTTTGATCCAACGTTTAGGTTTGCAAAAATCCAAGTGTTTGGTGTAATGTTAACGGTAGCAAATTGTGAAGTGTTTGCAACGTTTACTAATCCACCATGGAAGAATGTATTTGGGAATACATTGAATCTTGCGGAAGCATGAGTGTTTGCATAGATCACATTTGGTGATGTTACTCTGACCAAACGATTATCAACATTAAATGAACCATCGCTGGTGTTTGATACTGTTACATTTGCACCAAAGAACCAAACATTTGCAGGGTGAACGTTCATTGTAGAAGTCAATGCCGTATTTGATACGTTGACTTCGCCACCAGTAAAGAAGGTGTTTGGATTTACATTGAAGCGAGCAGAAGAATGTGTATTCGAGAAATAGATGTTAGGTGTTGTCACCATAACAAGTCTATTGTCGACATTTAGAGAGCCACCAGTTGTATTTGATACTGTAACATTTCCGCTGAAGAAGAATACATTACCAGTATGGACGTTTACAGTAGAAGTAAGCGCAGTATTTGCAACATTTACCTCACCGCCATGGAAGTAAGTATTTGGATTTACATTAAATCTGGCTGATGAGTGAGTATTTGAGAAGAAAATATTTGGCGTTGTAACCATCACAAGACGATTATCAACGTTTAGTGATCCAGCAGTTGTATTCGATACGGTTACATTCGTGCCGAAGAAATTGACATTTGCTGGATGGACATTGAATGTTGCAAGCGCAGAAGTATTTCCGAAGAACGAATTACCAGAGTTAACGTGCAATAGTCTATTAAAGACATTTAAAGATCCAGAAGAAGTATTCTGAATAGTTAAGTTTGCGCCAAATACCCAAACATTGGCTGGGTGGACGTTCATCGTTGCTGCAAGATTAGTATTTGCAACATTAAAGATGGAGGTATTTACCGTCACCATCTGATTGTTTACATTCAAAGTTCCGACTTCTGCGTTTGTTACAGAAACATTAGAACAGAAGAATGTTGTGTTCGTGTTGCTCCAGAAACGATCTGCCGAGCCCATACGACGGAACCAGATATCGCCAGCATCAACATAGACGTGACCAGTTGAGTTATCAACTTCGATATCTTTTACGGTAAGTGTTCCGTCGATGTTCGTATCATCACGAACATCTAGAATAACGCCACCAGAGGAGTTTGCAAGAAGAAGGAATCCATTAGAAATGGTAACATTTCCAGTCGCCTTCACGAAATTGCCACGAGCAATCTCGTTGACGTCGTTCGCCATGAGATTGTCGGTGATACGCCACTGATTGAAAGTACAGGCTGTTGTTGTAATGCCTACATTAACTGTATTTGCCATGTCTACTTCTCGCCACTAACGGCTTTTAAAATTTGGGAAAGCATATCTTTTATGTCTGAAACTTCAGATTTCAGATTATTTATGTCGTCGTCAACCTGCTTATTTCTACGAAGTTCAGCCATTTTTTGCTCATGTTTAGCAATAACGGCTTTATTCGTATTTAACACAGCAATGTTTCTTTCGTCTTTTATGAAATTAGGGCTTCCTTCAATCCTTGCTTTCGACATAATTAACCTTCTGGGGTCGCAATAATACGAAGATTTCTAACTTTAGGTACTAATGATGGATCAGAAGAGGTCAATACAACCTTAATCGCAAAGGACTTAAATTTACCGCCAATAGGGTAAGTAACTCCATTTTCAACATATGAAAGTCTGTTTTCTAATAAGTCTGGTCTAAACTCTAAACCAATAAGAGATCTAGGACTCTTAGAGTAAATGTCCTTATATTTGAACATTAACTGCCAGCTTTTATCGCTAAAGCGATCATTATCGTCTACTGATTTAACTTTATAGTAAACATTGACATCTGTTCCAGTTGGGCGGATCGCGTCCATAAACACACGAATATCACCAGACTCGAAGCCATCTTCTAGAACAATTTCTCGAGTTACATACTTCGCCTGGATATTACCACCAGATTTGCCTGTTTCTCCAGCGACTACTGCTGTTGCATTCGAATTTGGTGTTGCATTACCAGAAACGATTCGAATCGTTGGAGTGGTTAGATATCCGCTGCCTGGATCGGTAATAACAACGTAGTTGACAGTATTTTGACCGTCAGTATTTGCAACAGCGAAACCAGTTGCACCAGAGCCACCGCCACCAGCAATATTGATTGCATAGAAACCAATATTTGCGTTATTAGCAAAGATATATTGGCGATATAGCGCAGCATTTGCGACTAACGTCGAAACTGAAGTTCCAAATACATTTTCTTGAGCATTTGAAACATTAGCAGAAGTGATCGTTGCGTTATATCCACTACCATAACTCAAAAGAGAAATTTGAGTATTTGGAATGCCAGCATTATTAATCAAGAAGCGAGATGCAGTAAGACCAAGTCTTTCGATATTTACTACTGGAGAAATATCAGCATCGCCTGTTGACATAGTTACTGTTAAAATAAAGCTGTTTGCGTTGCCTTTGAGCAATTTACGACGATTGATAGATGTTTTATTTGACTTATCAAGAATAGTTCCATATTCAACTGGCGAGAATTTAGTCAATTCAACACCGCTGACACTTTCTTGAGTTTGACCAGATCCGTTTGCGTAAACACCACGAAGGCTGTAAGAAAGGTCAGTCACTGGGAAGTCAAGATCAGAAGCCATCAAGATAACTTTATCAACAAAGTTATTTGCTTCTGGTGCTTCATCGAGTGTAAATCTTGCAGTGCCGTCTCCAGAATTAAAAAACACTGCTTTATTAATCACAAACATCAAATCTTGATTCTGATATGGTGTCCAGGTTGATGAGTTTTGTGAGCGGAAGAATGAACCAGCGTATGGCTGCTCGGAAATACGACGAGTTGGTGTAGCACCAAGAACATCTGCACCTAGTTCTGCAACGAATACTTCATAATCTGGAGAGTCAGATCCGAGAACAAGCGCATATTCGCGAGCTGGTTCTAAGAATACTGGATCATCAAATGTAAACTTTGTGACAGTTGAAGTATTTGACGTGCTTGGAACTGTAGAAATCTTAACATCCTTACATTGAATTGTCTTAGCAGCAAGATAGTTCTTTGTTGGATAACCATTTTGAACTTCTGCAATCTTCAATGTGATTGGAAGCTGCATCGCACCAAGAGATGTTGATGGCTTACTCTTAAAGAATAGATCAACAGAACTTACGAACATACCATAATCTTGCTTGTTTGCGCTTGATTTTGGACGTGGTGTAAAGAATGTTTGAGACAAACCATCTCCGAGGCTGATTCTTGGTGTCGTTGAGCCAGTAGAAGATGTTGATGGATTTTTAACTGCATCCGCATTATACGATCTATCAGCTGGAGAAATTGGACGAACAAGCGCATCAGAATCCACTTCAGGGAGAGGTGGAAGTGTTGGTGTTGTTTGAATTCTTTGAGTTGTCTTTAATATGCCACTTGCAACAAATGAACCAGCTGCGCGCATTGCGTAATCTGGATCGCTTACAGTTGAAGTGTCAGTGATTGTTAATACACGATTACCAGTTTTAAACTTAAATCCAGGATATGCTGGAACGCTGAACACACCAGCAAGGCAACCAGTATCATCAACAATAAAATTACCAATAGAATATGTTGTATTTGAAGAGTAATCTAGGTCAAGTGCTGAATCAAGAGTTACAGTTCTTCCACTTACAGCTGTAATTAGTTTTAAAGATCCAGCTGATGTTCCAGAAGTAAAGTAAATCAAATTGCCAGCAGCACCTGAGGTGTTTGCACTGGTTGGAAGCAATACTTGTGTCAATCCAGAATTTAATGTATTTGCAAGCACACCTGATGTATGTGTGTATGCCATAATCTTAATGTTTGCAGAGTTTGCGACGCTCTTAAGATAAGAATCTACTGGAAAACCAGAAAGATTAAATGAGTTTAGGTGGAGTGGTTTAGGCGAAGATGTATCGGTAACACACCAGAGTCTGGCGTTTGCATTCGTCGAAGTGCTTGTGGCATTAGCAACTAATGTTCCGTCGATTGGACGAATTGCAATTGCTCCACCAGTCGTGTTAATGTATTCAACATGTCCGCGGAATGCTGCAAGGTCATATCTGTTTTGACCATCTGCAGTTTGGAATACAAGATCACCAACCTTAAACTTACTAGTATAATCGGCAAGCGTAGAACCGCTGGTTGCAACAACATTAATATTATGATAATTTTGATTTAGATAAACAACATCATCACCAGTCGTTGCGATAACTGTCGCAAACGTATTTGATTGTGGAGAAATAACACCTTCTCCAGCATAGAAAGAATCTGATGTATTGAAATCGTTTACAGTGACAATTCTTGCATTTGCATAAGTTGCACCAGAACCATTTTCAATAAACAACGAAGCTGTATCATCAAAATTTCCAGATAACGAACGAAGGATTACCGTTGTGTTACCAGAATAATATGCATCAACAGTTGCGGTAAATGATGCGGCTTCGTTTGACGATCCTTGGTATACTAATTGACCAGAGGTTGGTGCTGTTGCCGTATTTGAAGTAATTGCAATAACTTTCTTTGCATCAATTTCTACTTTATTGCCAACTTGACAAAAGCGATTAACGGCGATGTCGTCGAAAAAGACACTACCGATTTTATATGGCTTGAGATTTCGAGCAGTAAACTCGATATCTATAGGTCTCATATAAGGAACTAGATTTGTGTCAACAACTACTGTTCCGTATTCTGTTTTAATTGCCATGTTTTTTTCCTAGAAATCAATGCTTCTCATAGTCGTAAGTGTCTCTATCCATACGCATATTGTGGTGAAGAATATATGCGCCTTCTGTTTCTCCCGCCCAGAAACTATTGTCGCCAGTATCTATACCGCGAACAAATTTTTCGCCCATATCTTCAATGCTCACAACTTTACTCCAAGACGACTCATTATTTTTGTATACACCAATCATCTGTCCAATAACGTTTGGTGCCTTCATTACACCATTATTTAACGTTGGGATCGGAGCGGTTGTTGAACATACTAGTGAAGCTCCACATTCAGTCGTGAGTCGCACGCATGGTTGTAACTCAATACCACTATGAATGACTTTACCAACTACTGTATCAAGTGACTGTTCATTGGCAAGAAGAATATCCATACCATCCATGAGCATGTATGCTTGCGTAACAGGTTTACCGTTGTAAAGTTTTTGCTCAATTAATGGAACATAACTTTCTAGTACAACGCAACCACCACCGCCACCAGTTCTCATTGGCTGCGTAACAACAACTGGTTCAGGATCAGGTGGTGTTGGAGGTGGGGTATATGGAATCCATATCGGCACTTCTGGAGATCCCAAATCAATCGGAGTTGGTGGCTCTGGCGGTGGAGGAGGTGGTTCCCACGGTAGAGGCGGTGGCTCTGGTGGTGCAGGAGGTGGAGGTGGTTCAACTGGCACATCTGGTTGAACAATAATTGGTGGTTGAGGATTATCCACAACAACTACGTCAGGTGTAGATGGGATTGGAAGAACAGCTGGCTCACGGATAATAATTGTCTCAACATTTCTCGTTGGGAAAATTTGTTCAATCGTGATTTGAGGCTGTCTTTCAATAACTGTTTCTTTATAGACTGTTGTATGCTCAACAATAATACGTTCAGGAACTGTGATTACTTCTGGCTTGAGTTTATTCTCAACCCAGAAATCAGTTTCTGGATACATCTCAACAATACCATTGAATTGACCGAATAGGAATGGCTGTACAGACACTGCCTTATCAGAAGCAAGGTTTTGGGATATCGCAGGTGTTTCTGTGAAGTTTAGCGAGATTGTCTTTTTATTAAGTTTTGCATTTGATAAAAATTTATTTGCAAATGACAATGCTTTTGTTTCTGCTCTTGGTGTTAAGAATCCTTGATCTAATGCACAACTAAATGCTGGATCTTTAAAGTCTGCAATCGAGAAGTTTTGAAAATTCTCACCAACAATGCCATACTTTTCTTTTTCAGTATTATCTTCGTAACTTGTTTTATCAGACATTGCGAGTTTTTCGACGTTGTTTAACGAAACAAAAAACTCAAGTTTTTCAACACGCTTATCAAGACTTGAAATGTCTTTCATCGTAAAGCGACGGTTTTCATTATACTCCATACGAATGGCTTGAACGTCATTAACATATGGCGGTAAGCGCAATGTGTATAGAGTCATTGCATCATCATCGTCTCGTGGGACTGATGGGACTACACCTGACTTACCTTTAATAATTCTGAATTCTTTATCCTTCGACAATACGAGTTTATCAATTCTTGCCATGTAATAGTCAAATGACAATTCAGTTGTTGAGTCTGGATTTGGAATATTTGGGACATTGAAACTGTCAGACACATCTCCAATTGGTCTTGATGGACGGAAGTCTAGACAATCACGGAGATTGTATATTCTGCCGTTTATTTGTGCAGCATAAACAGGAATTAAGTTGTCATCATATTGATCTTGACTGTATGATGATGGACCAAAGAAGGATAGTTTATTAACAGTTGAGAAAATATGATGATAGAAGTCAACGTGGACGAGCAGTTTTCCAGAAGGAGAACCATAACCCTGTTTTAGAATAATTCTTGCGTGATCATATTTGTCGTCGCGCTGACCATAGTCAAATACGAATCTTTCTGTAATATCTTCAACATTATTCGAATCAGGATAATGTGTTGTATTACCCATTAGAACTTTGTTAACCTTCACAACGTCTGGGAGGAATAGAGAAATTGAATCTCCAGGACGTACAGCATTGAACGATGGATTTGAGAGCCAAATCAAACCGTTTGCAAGATTAAGTGATGCAACATGTCCGAGGTTAGTTAACGACACCTCAACATTTGCTGTCGCATTTGATGTTGGATATGTAAACGGATCAGCACTGAATGATGAATCAGCATAATAAGTTTTTGTGCGAATTAGATCTTCTGTATCATTCAATTTAACACGAACAACAGCATCAATTGCCTGAAGCGCAGCGTCGCCAGTATCGATCGTAATCTGATTTGATGTGACTGTTACGTTTGCTGAGGTTAGATTGAGCAATGATCCGTTTGGTGTTGAGGAAGCACCCTTGTCTCGAACATAAACAACTAGATTATCTCTAATTGAGCTCGTTGTGCCAGACCATGGAATAGACTCTGCAGCCGCAAGAGTACCAGATCCAATCACGAAGACGCCTGGAGTACCAGAAACCGTCTTATTCATCACCATCTTATCATATTCATAATCAGCATTATTGATTGAGGTTCTTCTTACGAATGAACCAGGAAGCTGATAGATGAAGATTTTATCTTGAGGGTCTGATAGATAAGTGTCGCCAGTGATCAACTTAGAATCGAGAGCAATATTCATTGCTACGTTTACGTTCGCAAGCAATGAGTTTGCTACTGCAACACCAGAAACTAAACATTTTGCGTCATCAACGCCAAAGTTTAATTGAAAGACTGTGTTGCTATCTGGAACGCCATCATTATCAAATGCACGATCTACTTGAAGTGTTGCATAGTTTGCTTGCCACCAAGAATTTGCGATAGTGCGTGTTTGTTCGCTAACATTTTGAGAATAATTTGTCTGCTTATAAACAACGACAGGATTTGATGAGGAATTCGCCATAGTATATGCGAACGCTGAGTTAACTGTCAAATTACCTGTGGCTACAGCGGTAACTTCTTTAGCAAAGTTACCAACTCGGACAATATCACCAACACTTACCTTACCAGCAAATGTGCCGTTGTTGTTAGCGTTGACTGTAAAAGTATTTCCAAGAGCGGTTGCATAAACATTCTCAACAGCATCTAATCTAATTGGAAGAATAGTTATTGAGACGTTTGTGTATAATCCATTCGTGCGCGGTAAGAATTGCCCAGAAGCCACGTTTAGAGTTGTTGATGTGTGAGTTCCAGAAGCCTTCAGAACTTTTGGAGTAATGTTCACATCAGTTAGATAAATTCGATAAACACCATTTCCATCAACAATAGATTCAGTGCTATTATCATCACGAATAAAGTCACGAACTCTTGCTGTACCAATCTTAGTATTCTGGTAAATGAAACCATTTGCGGCAGAACTACCCAAACCAACATTGATTTGTGATGATAGTCCGCAGTGAATATCCAACTTTTCCAGTGATGCAATGTTGATAAACGCATTGCCCTGTCCAGGTGATACCACAGACGTTACATACAAGTAATTTCCTGATGATGTATCAACATCAATATCTGATAATTGTTTTACGTCTGCTGCGCTTCTTGGCTTTTCAACATCGATTTTGATTGTGCCGAGCGTTTCAAATTCAAAGCCTTTGACGTATGCCTTACCTGGCTCAATGGCAAGAGTATAGTTATTTGCATCAGTTCCATCTAGAACTGTTGCGCGGAATGGGCGAACTGTATAATCGCCAGATTCATCGAACGTGCGGCGAGCAAGAGTTTTTTCGAGTTCAGCGTAAACTGGGTACTTGACTTGTTTTGTAATGATTCCATTTTCAAGACGCATTAGTTCAAAGAACTGCGCTTCGTCGACGATAGAATCAAGAGGGCGAGTTGAGAGCGTTAAATTGAATTGATAACGATCACCACCTGGAGCTTGATAGTTGAACGATCCTTGTGCTGGATCTAGAAGTGTGGTGTCAATTTCACTGTCTACGATTGTATCAGTAATTTCAAGACCAACCTTTACGTTTGCATTTACGCCATAAGCCTGAGCAACAACAGTCTGATCAGAAACCTGAACGAAGAATCCATCAACATAGAAAACACCATCGTTGATAGAAACAACAGTTGCTTGTCCACTGGCATTGGATGCAATTAATTGGGCTTGAGTTGTAGTTCCAGCAATTTTAATTACGTCGCCATCTTGGAACTCAAGTCCAGTGAGGTATTTTACGATAAGAGTAGGGACACCATCCGTTGGGAAGTAAGTTGCTAGAACTTTTGCTTGCACAGAACCTGATGTATTGCGAACAACCTTGCGATCAAAATCATCGATTTCAATATCAACGTTATTGTAAGATTCAAGAAGTTTAACGTGACGAACTTTATTGTCGAGAGTTAGATTGCCACCGATAACTGGGGAGCCATCCTGGAAAACATGGTCGCCAAATTGCTTAATCTGATTCTGCAGAATAGATTGAATTTGAGTTAATTCACGAGCCTGGACTGCTTTTCCTGGCTTGAAGAGAATGCGCATGTAATTATTATTTTTCGCATTATCCTCAAAATCATCATAATATGGATCAATATTAAATTCCATGTCTTTTTACCTAGAATGATAGAACGATCTTAATCTGATCTATTTGATTGTCTAATCGAACAACGTTTTTACGGTTTTCTGTATACAACATTGTTCCACTAAATGGCTTAATCTCAGAATTTGCGATCTCTAAAATAGGAACTGTTACCCCTGAAGATAACCCCTTAACTGGATCCTGCACATTAAATACACCAGTGATATTATTTATATACAGATAGTTATCGTTCGGATCCCAGTGAGCGACGTTCGCAACCCCTGTTGTATTTGCATCGTCTACCGTAGAACCAACAAATACAGTTTCGTCTTGGACGAAATTAGATGTTCCAGGGTCAGAAACGAATAGTCTTGTCGTCGCGCGAAGATTGTTACCATTTGCATAATAAGTTGTATTATTAGCATATTGATACAGTGGATCTTGAATAATCGAGACCTGATTGAAGTCAAATAATTGAGCAACCTGGCTTACAGGAATCGTCTCGTTCTCAGTTTGAACCAACTCTGTTGAGATCATAACAGTGTGAGCGCCGAGTTCTTCTGGAGGATTAGATCCATGCCCACCAGAGGATGGAGAGAACTGAATATTAAAAGCAGCATTTGATCGTACGATCGTTGCGATTTGTGTGTTCGTAGGTGTATTAACAGCCGCATTTAGGGAGAGTTGAGTGGTAGATACAGTAACCACATTTCTGCTCTCGCCATTAATTGTGACGATATCGTTTACAAAGACATTACCCACAAAATATGGATTGTTTGCGGTATTTGCATACACCGTAGTTCCCGTGACGTTCACCGTTCCAGGAAGAGTCACAGCACCTAGTTTATCCGTATCTGTAACAGTAACAGTTCCAAGAGTATAATTGTTGCCACCGTTGAGAATCGTTACTCCAGCGATAACACCACCAGAAACGGTCGCGACAAGATTTGCATTCGCGCCGTCTGCTCCAGTAATCTCGAGGATACGAGCAGTGTTAGAATTGCCGCCGTCGATATGACCTGAACCACCCCAAAGCACTTCAATAATATCAATCGCGCCCTGCGTAGTTCCAGCCACAACAGCTTGATCTGTAAGAACAGGCATCCATTTAGTATTAAAGAATTTTTGCTTTAAACCTGCTGGAATAGTGTACATGTATTTCCACTTATAACCGTCGCCAGTTTGAATAAATGGACTTTCTGGCAGCTGACCATCAATGTCGATGGTTGGTTCTATAGTAGAAACAGCATCGTTGTTATCATAAAGACACTTAAACACTTGATCGCGACTATTTCTTACATAGAAATTATTTGCGTAAAGAGGATATGTGTTTGAAACTGTTGAGACACTAATATTGGAATTGGAGTAAGTAAGCCCAGAGTTGAGAGAAATGACTTTGCTGCTTCGAATGGCTACGATTTCTCTGTCATCTGTATTAATCCTAATAACATCGCCAACGGTGCGCGCACTAAAGTCAGCGGAATTAGCAACAACAGTCTTATTATTTCGAACTAATACGACTGATCCGCCTGTATTAGTATTTGCATATGCACTATTGACAATCAAATGTGTATTATTTGTTACCGAAACGACCGTCTTAACTGCCAAGTTTACAGCGATTTGATCTCCAGGAAAGATATAATTCGTGAATGATGTTCCATTTCCAATAGCGACATTTGAGGCTGCGATGTTAGCCGTTCCTGCGAGAGTTGTATTAGCGTTAGCGTTTGCAGTTCCAATAGCATTAACATCAGTGTATGTGAAGATATTGATATGGTCTTCATATTGATCATATGAGATGCCAGAAGTCCAGTCTACGCGAGCAACGACGAGCTGCATATCGCTTGGCTGAATCTTTTTTAACCCGATTAAGTTTCTGTAGATTGAGTTCTCATCAACTGTTGAAAATACAACTTCATCGACATCCGTGACTGAAGAACCAAAGTCTAAAGAACGACCGATTCCGATATATGCATTTGAGTCTACTGAAAAGTGATCTTTCACGTCCTCAGCAATAAATTTACCGAAAAATGGAGATATAGATGCTTTCATTTTTTATCCGAGATCTTTGGTGAGAGTTAGAACTCTATAGTCATATGATTCAACTGCATAGAGGTATTTATCTCCTGCTGCATTCGTGAATGCTAGGTTTACAGTTAGGTTAGCGTTGTTATCAATTGCAACAACCTGTCGAATTTCATTATTGACAGTAATATTCATTCCAATCGCAACGTTACCCACAAAATAGGTAACATTTGGTGTTGTGGTGTTTCCTGTTACATAAATTCCGCTGGCATTAACAGTTCCAGCGATAGTGACTGGTTTATTATAGTTTGGCACAATCAAATACACAAGACCCGAAGTATTCGCTTGAAGTGCGACATTTGTTGTAATAGTCTTTGATCCAACTGAAATGACGTTCGCATTTTGTGTGGTCGCTCTCTTGTAAAGGAGATTTCCAGTCGCTTCGTTCAAGAATGAAGAGTTTACATTCATAACAGTCGCGCTAGAGATATTGACAATTTGTTTAATTTCGTTATTCACCTTAATCAAGTCGCCCACGAGCAAACCAGTACTAAAGTTAGTTGAGGTTCCAACAATCTTACCGTTCTGAGTAAAGACTTGGACGCTACCAGTTTGTGCTTTATACACATTCGAGGTTGCGATATTAAAGGTCACATTATCTCCAGCCACAATCATTTGCGCAAGAGTATTAACATTTCCTGCAATCGTAAACACAGTATTGGATAGTTTCACCACTGCATTTCCGCTTTCGCGATATGTGAATGGAGTATTGACTGTGAGATGCGTGTTATCAGTGATTGCAATAACTTCTCTAATTTCGTTATTGACTTTAATTACATCATTCGCGGCAAGTTGTGTTGTAAATGTAGTTCCCGAACCTAGAATGATTGAATTTGCTTTATAAAGCGGTAATGTGTTTCCAGCATTTGTAAATTTGGTATTCGTTTCGAGATAGGTATCATTTGCACGAACTGTTACTCGACGAATTTCATTATTGATTGTGATAATATCACCAACGTTAATTTGTGGATCAAAGTTTGTTCCTGATCCAATTACAACGTTTGATTGAGTATAGATTGGTGTTGTTTCTGCATGATATGTGAATGCTGCATTAACTTCTACTGAAGTATTGCTATCGACGAGAACAACAGATCTAATTTCGTTATTTACAGTAACAAGATCACCAATAGTTAAGTTTCCGATAAAGTATGTACCGTTACCACTGATAACAGCAGAGGAAAGAACTGCTGTATTACCTGTACCTGACTGTGAGAATACTGAATTAACAAAAAGATGTTGATTGTTAGTAATCGACGTCACACGTTTTGTTTGATTATTAATCGTGATAATGTCGTTTGCAACAAGTTCAGTTGTGAATATGGTATTATTACCCACAACCACATTCGACGTTAGAACATTTACCGTTCCTGTCAAGTATGGATTTACGTTAACATTTCCTGTGAGAGCAGGATTAATTGTTACTGTTCCAGTTACTGCAGGATTTGTTGCAACAGTTCCTGTAATCGATGCATATGCTACGTTACTGTTCATACGACCTTGACCAGTAATAATGAAATTACTTTCAAGTGCAAGTTCAGTGTTTGAATTGACTGCGGTAATAAGTTTCGTTTGAGTTCTAAGTGAACTATCATTTGCAATAGAATTTTCAGAGAACGCACCACTATAACTTAGAATAAACAAGTCACCAACGTTGACTTTGGTGTTGGCTAAACCGCCACCAATACTATTCGTGAAATCGGTTCCGTATCCAGTGATTACATTTGAACGAGAATTTAGTACACCGACTCTAGAACTATCGTATTTTGACAAGAATACGTCAGCGTTCGATTTAGTGTCAACGCCCATATTATCGCCACTTAAAACAATTCTCTTTGCAGAAAGTATGAGACCAGCTGGATGTGAAATGTTCTTTAGTGTAGTTTCATATTCGATTAGATCTTTTTCAGCTTGGATGATGTATGAGAAGTTGTGATAAATCGTATCGTCTTGCAAAACCTTATCAGCACTTGGGAATCCATCTGTGTTTAAGAAGAACCCATTGAATTCAATTAGACCATTAGCAAATTGAGCATTGGCTCGCGCGCGACCATTACCGTAATACATTGGATTTGGAAGATCAGCGACTGATTGTGGATAGAACGTTGACGGTCCAGTTCCAACTAATATTCCGCGAGCAGGAACTGGAACTCTTTCACCAGTATCAACGCTGATAAGAACATTGTTTGCAGTCTTCAATAACTGCGTGGTGTCAATTGTTCCAGAGTAATTATACAAACGAAGAAGGTTTGATGTACGATTATATGACTTCACATTTGCTCTAAACGTAGATGTTTGAAGTGAAGTTCCCTGGTAGATGTATTCTTGTTCGTATAGAGTCTCAGAATCTGGAATTGGGCTGACGACTGTATCCACAACCTTGAGAGAAACCGTTGGTGTGCTGACATAATCATAACCACGATAGAGTAGTCGAATATCTTGAACACGACCAATAGCAGAGGTGTCTATTGTCTCAACAAATCCATCGCCAAACAAATATCCAGTGAGTGTGGCTTCTTCTCCATCTTGCTCATAAATTGTTTGTGATGTTGCATTTGCAGTAAATGCAGTATTTACTAGTAAGTGAGTTGAATTCGTGATCGTCGTAACGCGACGAATCTCATCGTTGATTTTAATTATGTTTCTTGGAGACACAGCAGTTAAGAAAGAAGTACCAGAACCAACAACTATTCTGCTTTCATTATTAACAGTTGCAGTACCTGTCAAAGTTTGATATGTTTTTGTTGCTCTTTCCACATAAACTTCTGGTCTTGCAAGATACCCTTCGCCGCGATTGTCGAGAATAATAGACTGAATGGCGCCAGTAGCATTTACAGACTGCACATATCCGTTTGCCCCATATCCTCTACCAACAAAAACTAATCCGTCGCCAGCTGAATAGTTTGTTCCTGGGCTATCGATATAAACGTGAGCAATTAATCCAAGATCTTTAAATGTTTGCCAAGTATCTAATTTGTCTTGTTTCTCTGTTGAATTATTATAATCATAATCTTCTGACCAATTCGTATCATAATGCGATGTAATGTCTAATGATGGTTCAGCGCGGAATCCGTAGCCACCATCAATCACTGAAATTGCAGCGATTCCGCCAGTGTTAACTGATGTGAAATCTAGACACTGGATAATCATTGCATTTGCGTTTGCATTAAGAGAAGAACTAGTTATAGAATTATAGTTCCAAGTCTTTCCGCTATTTGCTGCAATAAGTTGCGAACCAGAACCCAAGAAAATGTTTGCTAAAGTGCCAGAGTATTGTGCATCATAGATGAGAAGTCCACCAGTCGCATCAGGACCGACTGAATTTGCAAACACGCCTATTCTGTAAGCATTTTGATTGGTTAATGTGGAAGAGTATGCTGATGTTACAACAAGATGTTCGTTGTTCGTAATAGAAGAAATCGTTTGATATGCACCACCAACTCTTAGAGTTTGACCAGTCTTTAACTCATACGAAAACTGAGTTCCTGCTCCCCAAACCGTTCCATTGGTGCTGTAAACATTTACCGTGCCGCTAATTCGTGTGTTGCCATTTGGTGTTGCAACCTTACCGACAAACAATGCGTCGAATTGATTGTTACCATTTGCCCAAACAGTTTCAAAGTTTTCGAAATAATCAGTGTAATCTTCTTCAGTAACATTGAGAACAAGATTAACATTATTTGGAGTCATTGGAGCAAAATTTGCTGATCCAATGAGTGTATCTCCAAGGAACTCGATTGATGTTAAATCATAATTAATCGTTTCTAAGAAATTTCGTTGGCTATTTGATGTGCACGCAGACGTGTTTAAACCAATGACGCGCAAATCAGTGGATGAATTTGCGTCATCATCATCAACACCTAACGTTCTTAATACAACGACTTGAGTGTTATAATGTTCTCTATATCCGTAGCCAAAAAAGATTGGAGTAACAGCTTCAATAGATCCACGCGTCACGTTACCAACGAGTGCTGCTGCATCGTTTGCTTCAGCAGAAGTACCAAGACCTCCAGTAATAACAACAGGATCACCTACGTTATAAAGCAAACCGCGACGACGCTGACGCGGATCTGTGCGAATATTTGAATCAACTCTAACATTCGACAATGTTCCGATGATACGTTCGCGGAAAACGCGATCGATACCATTTACATCGACATAATTTACGATAATATCTTCGCCGTTATTAAAGTATTTTGTGATGTTTGAGATATAAATCTCAATAATTTCTCTACCATTTGTTTCATCGATCGTACGATTTGCCGACTCAATAATACAAGTTGCGCCTGAAACCGAACCGACAACGAGTTTCTTTTCTAGAAGATTAACATCAACGTTCTTGTTTGATTCACCGACAGTAATTCGAAATGCTCTTGGCTTCTTCCACTTACCGTCAGAAGCAATAAGAATTTGCTCTTTTGGATAGTTGATTTCTAGGTCAGTATCGTAAAGTGCCTTAAAGAGCCACTTGAGTGATTCTTCGCTACCTTTCTTGCTGTAATATTCTCTTGCACTTTTGAGAATCTTTTTAATATCGAGTGATGGATTCTCTGGGAAATATGGTAACAATTCATCTTTAAAATAACGAACAAACTCATCTGGGGTTTCGTCAATGTCACGATAATCACCAATCTGCATAGCATGATAGATTGTATTGCCTGCAGTGTTAGATATTCCAGCTGCAGCATTTTGTTCCAACCATTGATAGTACAATTCAATAAATCTTTTGAATTGTGGATGGTTTGCTTTGACGAAGTCTGGTAACTGCGTCTGAACAAGTGCTGATATAGTTTTTTCAGCTGCTGCCATATTATGACTCGACAATAGCGTTTACAGTTACTGATAGTGCGGCTGGATCTGACTGATCAAGTGTAATAATTCTATTTCTTTCGGAAGAGAATATTTTCTTAACAGGAGTGGCTATTATTACAATCGTTCCAAATGGATCTGAGATCGCAGTTGGGAAAAAATTGTTTAGCGTTATAGTTCCAGTTTTATAGTCAACAGTTCCGATATTCTCAACAACTGTTTTCTTAATTGAATTAATAATGGTGAAGATCTTTAACTGACCCACACGACCCTGAAGAATTGGTCTTACTGTGGCGTTAACACCACCACCACCCTCAATTCGAGCAATGGCAGAAGTATATCCACTTCCTGGATTTGTAATAATAACTTTACGAAGCGTTCCGTTTACAATGAGTGCTTGAGCTGCGGCACCTGTTCCATCACCATCAATATAAACTGATGGTGTAGATGTATAACCACTACCTGCTGCAGTCACTTCAATTTCTTCAATGCCTGTATAAGACTGCAAGACTTCTTCAATAAAACACTCACGATCAATGTTCGAACTATCCAAATAGGTAAATGATGGAGTTGTTGTTATGCGCTGTAAAGTTGTACCCTGTTGAAGTTCTGTTCCGAAGTTAATCTCATAACTCTGAGAGCGAGTTGTGTCTGGAGCAAATCTTTTCTCAATATAGACCTTAATGTCATTACTCATGATTGAATTCTCAGAGTCATCAATTGCTCTAGACAACTGAGAAACTTTAAATGAGTTATTAAAAGTATCTAGATTTGTATTTGCAAAATTTCTAATCGCAGCAGTAATAACACTCTTAACTTCTTCACCAGTTCTATTTGTTTTAGTTGGGTCGAAGTTTACGTCCACAACTAGATTTAAATAGTTATAGTCGGCAGCAACGTATTCTGGAGTCACAGTAAGTACTGAGAATGGACGAATAACATTATTCTTTACATACTCAATTTCTGTTACAGTAATTTCATAACCACCAAGTGGTTTAGCCGTAAAGAATACCTTGCCATAAACAGGAGGAACATTATCCTCTCCACCCCACACATTCACTGCTTCGAAGTATGGATAATCGCGATTAATAAGTGCGATATAATCGTTCTTTGTCACAGCGCGATTTTGAGCAATATATGATTTTGGCGCAGTAAACTTAATTTGATCGATAGTTTCTTCTGGTGCACCAGATGTAGATTCGCTTCGAAGAGTAACTGTAATTGTTGAGCCATTTAATACATTATCGAGTAATCTAAAAGATTTTAATCCATTGGCATTAATACCAGTCGTAACAACATAAGAAACGATAACGATATTTCCATCTTGTAATTGTTTTCCAATTACTCCATCACCAAAATAAATTTGGTATCTTCCATTTTTATTTTCTTCGAGATAATATACGAGTGCATTCTCATCAACATCAGTCGCATCTTCGGCTAGAATGTAAGTTTCTAAGTTTGCGTTTTGAGCTGACTTTTGAACTGCAACTACTAAAGTTGAAGTATCAATTCCAACATCTTGAAGTTCAAATACTTGTTTAGGATTTGTATCGGATGTATAAGTGTATGTAAATGTAACTGGCTGACCTTCTTTAATCTCTAGATTTTCTACATTAAACAAGCCAGTTGTTGTATTTTTAGAAACAATACGAGCAGAAGGAGTCACAAAAATATAATTAACTCCGTCCTTCGTTTCAGAAACAAATCTTGTAAAACGAGGGATTACAACAGAACTATTTGAATCGTTTGCAACTGGTGTGATAGTTAGATCGATCGCTGCTTTTGAAGAGACGCGAGAACGTGGCGTGTAACCAAGAAGTTTTGCGTGCGATACCACTGCACCACGAGTAAGTGCAGTATCGATAAACATTTCATTAGATACCATATTTAAATAGTAGCCCATGTAATGCGTGTTATATGCAAGAACATCTAGAAGCGTAGATAAACCAGAACCTTCGAAATTGTAATCGCTAAACTCGGTCTGAGCCTGCATAAACTCCTTCAAATTTGTTTTGATTGTATCGAAGTCTAGTTCAGCAACTTGAAGTTTTGCGTCAATATTTGCCATGTTATCTTACTCGTTCTAGGAAGAATGTGATTGTTATAGGTTGTGGGTCGTTTCTAACTATAAATTTAACAGAAACATCATATCCATTCTTATCATAATCAGGAATTACAACAACGTCAAGCAATTGAACACGAGGCTCATAATTTGTAATTGTTCTGATAATTTCTTCAGTTATGTTATTCGTAGTAATATTGTCAATTGGTTCAAACAAATATTTCTTCAAATTACATCCAATCTCTGGACGAAATAGTCTTTCATAATGTGCCGTCTGAAGAAGATTACCGATCGATTGAGCGATTGCGCTTTCGTTCGTTTTCTTCAAGATATCCTCAGTAATTGGATTTGGCATAAAATCCATATCGATATCGCTAAATGTTCTAGATGCTAATGCCATTTTTTACTCAGGTTTCTGTCGCCGAAATTGCTGAACTGAATGCGCTTTTCGCGCTGCTCGTCCCGATTCTATTAAAAAGTGCATACCCAACGCTACTTGTGTCTGAAAATTGAGAAGCCACACCCACCACCGTCGTTGCAGCAGTTAAGGTATTGCTCGCTTCATTGAATGCATGTGTATCAGAGTCAACAACAACGTTCATTGTATTTGCATGATTATTTATAAGGAGTTGGCAATCGGAAACAAGACTAGAAATTTCAGCCGAATTAGCCACAGAATCGAGTCTAGAGATTCGAGCCAACTTATCATTTACAACGTATTGCAGTGAGTTAGTGATATTTGATAGTTTAGTGTCCGAAAACAGAGCCGAAGCAGTGTTTGAAATAAAATCTGCAGCATCTTCTCCAGTAAGACCCTTTAGAGTGTTTCCTGCATCTTTAATTTTGTTAAAATCAGGAATAGCGTCAGAGATAGAGGTCGCTTGACCTGAAAGTAATTGAGTGTGAGCCTGAAAATCAGTAAGAGCATTCTGTATACCAGTAATTCCGTTAGTCAATGCACTCAATTGCCCACCAGAAAGTTTCGATGTGACAGCAGAAATTTGACTTGTTACACCTGAGATCTGAGACCCAAGAGCACCTTCTAATGCAGACATAGGATTTTGTGTAAGAGTGGTGATCGCTCCAGCTGCAGCCTGAACCTGAGAGATTATTCCTCCAAGTTGACCACCTATGGCGCCAAGACCACCAGCCTTAATTGCAACAGGAATTCCACCGATTGTTGTGGTTGATGTTTGCTGTAAGAACGAACCACCCATGTGGAGACGATCCATAACCGTAGATTTGAGTTCTGAAATAATATATGCTTCTGCTTTGGTTACGAGTCCCATTTTATCCTCCCGTATTTGCTGAGGTCACAGCAATATTTACCGTTTCAGTTTTAGGATAAAGTTTCTTAGCCGTGACTGTTACGATTTGAACGAGACCATTATTTTTAGTTTTATCGATTTCTTTTTGAATATCAGAGTCAACATTAAAGTCTATATTCTTCGAAAATGCGCCTTGTGCAATCGTATCGATCTTTCCGAGAATTTCAGATTTAGATGCACCAACAAGGGATAAAATATCTCCGCGAGAGTTATTAATTGACGATTCAGCGCCAGCGACCTTCGCTGCAATTTCACCAATCGGTAGTGGTGAGGCAAGATCTTTGATCGTTGAGTCGAGTGTACCCTTTAGATCCCCAACAACGCCAGAAATAGAAGAAGTCAAACCACTTACTGTTTTTCCGAGTGCACTTCCTAAAGTGCCACCAAGAGCACCACCTGATGTTGCTGCACCTACAGCGGAAGTCACTGCACTCACTGCCGAAGAAACGGCACCTGTTGCCGCATTTGCTGCAGCAGTAAAGGTAGAACCAAGAGTTGAAACTGCATTACTTCCTGCAGCTGTTGCCGCCGCTTGAGTTGCCGCACTTTGCGCAGCTGAATTTGCAGCTGCTTCACCTGCCGCAGCCTGTGTGCCGCCACCAGTGATTCCTGCTCCAGATGCAGACCCAACAGAACCACTTTGCAGATTGACCTTTGCCGCAGGAATGTCGACTGTTGCGCCACCAAGACCAGCTGTTGCTCCCTTGAGATCAAGACGTCCACCAGCAGTAAATTTGCCAGCCCCACCTGCTTTTAGGTCCATGGAACCTGTTGATTCAATATTGACCGAGCTTCCCTTAATTTTGATTGCTCCGTCTGCAGCCATATTAATTGCAGCTGCTTCTATGTTTACAGTTGCGGTCTTAAGATTAAAATTACCTTCGACTGTAATGACTGCCTTACCTTTGACGTAGATAAAATCATCGCCCATGATCACTTCATAATTGTCTTTTTGTACGCGCTCGACTTTATTTCCGTCTTTATCGACTTCGAAGTACGATCCATTTCGATGAGCCAAATGAACGCGCTCTTTTCCTGGAGTATCATCTAATTCAAAGGCATGACCTGATTCAGTCTCAAGTGCATAGTTGTAAGGATACTTTGGTGCAAATGCTGGAGCTGGTTCTGACCAAGTTACTCCACCTGCAGACTTTATACTTTTCTTTAGATTCTTTTTTCGTGTAGCAATAATTGTACTGTCTGCCTTTCCGCGAGAAAGGCGATTTGTCGTTGCTTCTTTGAGATACTTTGACTTTGGATATGCCTCAGCATTATCATCTGGTCTCTTTGGCGCATCACCAAAACTTTTTCTTGGATCGTTAAATCCATCTTCATATCTTGGCTTTTGCTGCGGCTTTCCTGGCAGAACACCCATAATGACTGGATTCTGCGCAGAGTTGCCATCCATGAAGAAACCGAAAACCATATCACCCTCTTTTGGGGTGTATACAGCAGGATGATTTACTGGGACAACTGGATGCGCCCAAGGAAGAACATTTGTTGGAATCTTTTTCTTATCTTCAGTGTGCCAACCAAAACAGCGAACACGAACACGACCGAGTTGTTCTGGATCTTGGCGGTCTTCAACAACACCAACCCACCAAACGAACCCCTCAAGACCTATAAAATTTTTGCGCGCTTTCATGTATATTTACTCGTCACTTTTTCAAGACCCTCTTTTGCTGCAGGAATCTGTTTTGAGAATGAATCGGAAACGAGTTCCACAATACTCTCAAAATCTCCCTTATCAGCACCAGAGAATTTATGGCAAATGGCAGAAACAAGATAATTGCCAGTGCGATATTCATCTAATGTTTTTCCAGATTTATCAGCACCTTCAAATTTGGGAAACTCATACTTGACAACGTCACCTGCTCTTAAGAAAATATCACCAGGAATAATAATGTTAATTTTTGTATTGTGCATTGCCATCATGTGTAATGCACGATTCATCATCCACTTATCGCGATCGCTTTCTTTTTCTGATGCGGTATCATTTATTGCAATATTTGTTAAGAATAAAGAATCATAAGTTTGCGTTATAGGGACTTTGTCTAGATTTTTAAGTCCGTTAATTGGTTTAAATTTATTCAGAAGATTACCCTGTGCTTCTGCAATTTCTATTGAATAATTATTATACTTGAAGGACTGATTAAAGATATCAACGGACAATAACTTAGAGGCATAACCACCATGAGACATCATCTTTAGAGTATCAAATTCACCTCTAATCTCAAATTTATCAATTGAATCTTTATTATTTGCAGGATCTTGCTCTACAGTCTTAATTTCGTATTTTAACGTTTTAAGTGGCTTTTGCTTAATTAATGTGTTATATGATTTAAACTGAAATGCATCGCGGTCTTCATAAAAGAAATAACAAAATTTCTTACTTGCGTCGTAGGAGCGTGATGCTGCCCACTGTATAACTTCAATCGGAGTCATTCCTGGAACGACTAAATCATATACACCAGAAGTGCCTTCTAATTTTCCAATCTTAGAATCATCGACTTTTAATTCATTCTTAAGAATGTCTTTAATAATGTCGACAGTCTTTTGACTTTTATATGCCTTACTCACACGTTTTTGATTTGAGAACACGAGTTCTTCTGAGCAAAAATAAAGCGTAAAAATTTGCCCTGAGTCAGAGCCTGGTTTTCTTCCACCAGTTTTATATACTCTAAAGATTTTTTGAATAGGTTTTCCGAGCGATGGTTTATCAATAGAAAGTTTTAAATACTCGTTTCCGCAAAAATAAAAATTATTAAAGATGTCATGACCGTCTTGAAGTAGAATAGTTCCTGTCATTACAGGAGAATAGATGTCCTGGAATAATTGAATTTCCATGAATATCTTTCTTAAGTCAACAACCTGACCTCCCGAATTTATCAAATCCAGGATCTTTACATCAAAATTCTTAGAATTAGTTATACCAACGTCTTCAGCCATTGCTCATCAACTGCTTAAATTCTTGCTCGACCTGAGCGACATACGCAGGGTCAAGAAGTTTAATTTTACGACGTTTTTCATTTTCATTAATTTCATACTGATAATTTGATACTGCCTTATTTCTTGTTACGATGGTTGCAACTTGATTATTCTCTAGTGTCTTTTGCTCTGTGCTTACAACTAATGATGTATCAGCAATTGATGGAACTGTTCTATCAACCAAAGTTCCAGTCACAAAATTGTATTCTTTGTCCGAGATGATAGAAGTTGTGACTGTTTGATAAAACTGCACGCCATTAAATGTGATGGTTGTTGTCACCTCTTGTTCGTAATGATGTATTTGTGTTTGCGCGGCGATCAAAGTCTGATCGTATTTGTTTTGAATATACTCATCTAAAACTTCTGTTTTAAGAGGAAAATCATAAGAAGGATTGATTAGTTTATTGAATAACAATACAAGCCATGATCTGTATGAGTCGCCATAAATTTTATGTGCGATAATCTCAGGTGAATCAGAATCTTGAACCTGATACTCAAAATACACAGATGAGTTATTTGATACTTCTTTTAAAAACGTCGAACGAGCAAAGATGTTTGTAACGGCTTGCTGATTGATCGAGTTCTTGTCAAATGTGTAACTTATTTTCGGAAAATAATTGAAATAACCTAGAGCAGCCATTAATAACCTTCCTCAATGCGACCCTTGTGCATAAGTTCGAGTTCTTTAAATCTTAATTGCATTGCAATGTCAACAGGCATACCGTCGTCGAACGTAGTCCATTGTCCTGCTGCAGCATAGTTTACATCAATACCAACTAAAACACACGAGGAAATTTTATGAATGTTTAGATTTTCTTTTCCATTATAGAAAAACTTAATATCAAACTCAGCAGGTGGAACAAAGAAGCGTCCAGAAGCACCTTTTAATAATTCTGGTGCTGAGTGAAACTTAAATTCTTTGATAATTTTGCGAATTGCATCGGCTTCGGCTTGGCTTCTTGGTGACATCTTAAAATCAAATAGAAACTCACGATGACCTGTTTTTTGATAGAGAACTTCTACTTGAGGATTTAACGCCAAACCTGCTGAGAATAAAAGTGCCTCTTTAATTCCACCACCAAACGCTCCAGACTTTTCAGCTAATGTTCCTGCAAGTTCAGCCATTGAACCTGCTCCAGCACCCTTTAGATCTGCTTTTGCACCAGAGCCAAATGTATCGCTAAAATAACCTTCAATAGAAGATCCAACGCCAGCCGCACCTTGACCAATGGCACCAACCATTCCGAGAGCGTCAGTCATAGAAACTTCACCATACTCGTGAACGATTTGTTGGTTTATCGTATCTGGCATATACATTGAAATCGTAGACTTAATTCGTTTAGTCTTACGAGAAAGATCGATAGCACTTACAATTGAAGAACCAATAAGTCCGCCAACTGCACCACCGATAACTGCACCACCCACTCCTGCGACTGGACCACCCAACTCACCAGCAATACTTCCCACAGCACCACCGATAGCGGCACCGAACATACCGCCTGTGCCTTCGGCAAAGAGTTGCCCCATTTTATTGTCGCTGATAATAGAATTACCAGATGAAATCTGAGCGAATCCTGCTGAGGCATCATTGGCACGATTTTGATTCGCAACAGGACCTATTTCTGTTCTTTGCGAAACGTTATATTTGGATTTTTCTTGCACGTTTACATAGAAGGTTATGTAATGCAATCCCTCAAAATTATTAGTTCCAAGATTAATCGGATAGCGTAAATCGGTGGTAGAGAATGAATTTTTAGCAAGGGCAGCAAGTGGTCCCTTTGCCTCGTTTGGATCTAAACTTCTAGATACACTATTGATGCTTAATGGTGTTGACATTAATTGTTCCGAGGGGTCTAAATAAATCTATGGCTTATTCAGGTAGATACAGTCCGAAAAATACCAATAAATATTTAGGTGATCCGACAAACATCTGGTACAGATCGTTGTGGGAGCGCCGAGTTATGGTGCACCTTGACTCTAACCCAAGTGTTATTCAGTGGTCTAACGAGGAAATCATTATTCCATATTTATCGCCTGTAGATAATCGTTGGCATCGTTATTTTCCTGACTTTTTTGTGAAAGTACAGAATAGGATTGGTGTGGTTGAGTCTCTCATCCTAGAGGTGAAACCTAAAAGCCAATCTGTTCCTCCACAGAAGAAGTCGAAGATTACACGAAGATACATCAATGAAGTGATGACTTGGGGCGTCAATGAAGCGAAATGGAAGGCTGCGACAGAGTATTGCAAGAATAAGCAATGGACTTTTAAAGTTATTACAGAGGAAGATCTCGGAATCTAATGCCATCACTATTCGATAAATTAAGTCGAGAAATGACCGCTGCTGGTATTCGACCACGAAGCGCAGAAGCCAGAACATGGCTTGGCAATAAACTAATGGCACTTCGAATGCCAGCCGATCGTTCGAATGTGCTAAATGACGCTAGAAGAATTTCTCCGAGAGCATTTATAGGTCGTATGTACACCTATCAGTACGACCCGAAACTTAAAGATGTTCTCCCAGTTTGGGATAAGTTTCCTCTAGTCATTCCCATAGAAATGTACCCAAACGGATTCTTAGGGTTAAACCTACATTATCTCGATCCATACAGTCGACTCGCTCTTTTAGATCGCTTGCACGATTTTATAAACAACGATAAATATGACGATACAACAAAGTTTCGTTTATCGTATGATTTGCTCGCGAAATCGCGCAGATATAAAATGATTCAAGACTGTCTAAAAAGATATCTATTGAATCATATCGTTTCTTCTATGATTTACATTGAGCCGAATAATTGGGAAACTGCGATCTTCTTACCAACGCAAAAGATGGTGTATAAAAGGTAATGGCATTTAATGTAAACAAATTTATCGCGCACTTCGATTCTCACGCTGGATTTGCTAAATCATCGAAGTTCGACGTTCTAATCAATGTACCATCCGTTTTAATGGGTATGGCGACATCCGAACAATTATCGCTGCAGTGTGAAACAGCAGAACTTCCAGGTTATACACTTAACACGATTGAAAACAAAATCTTCGGAGCAGCGACGCCACTCGCAGGCACTCCTTCATTCGGAGATGTTTCGTTTACCTTTATCTGTGCTGGCGATCTTTGGGAAAAGAAGTTTTTCGATGCGTGGTTAAATTACATCATTCCAAAACAAACCTATCTTGTAAACTACAAGATGAACTATGTGACCGATATTGTAATTCGCCAATATAGCGAATTTATGCCACTCGATAAATTTGAACTTATGCGAGAAGAGGCATTGCGACAAGATAAAACTCAGCTGGGCGAAACACGACCAACTCTTGCAACAGTCGCAACTATGACACCATTAGATCCAGAACGATTTAATAAACCGCATGTCAGTTATGCATGCACACTCATTAATGCATTCCCAGTTACAGTTAACGCATTAAATCTAAACTGGGGAACTGACGATATTCATCGATTAACAGTTGCATTTAAGTTCGATCGTTGGTTACCACTTGAAACAAATTCATTAGGTGATGTGACACCAGTACAATCAGCACCAAATCTTGGTGATAATGAGCGCACATCGCAGTCACAAGGTTCATTAATTAATACGCCGATGGGACCAATGAGAACACGACCAACAAATGGTGCTGTTGATTCATTGTTGAGATCTCAACCAGCATTTGGAACAAGAATATAACATGGAGTAAATTATGGCATTACCGAAAATTAGTTATCCTACATTTGATGTGCATTTGACATCACTGAATAAAAAGGTAAAGTTTCGACCGTTTCTAGTGAAAGAAGAAAAATTACTTTTGATGGCGAAGGAAGCTGAAGATCTTCCTTCGTTGCTTGATACCGTAAAGCAAATTATCAATAACTGCTGTCTTGACGAAAACGTAGATATTGAGGATTTGCCATTATTCGATCTCGAAATGATCTTCATTCACCTTCGACTTCGCTCAGTTGGAGAAACATTAGAACTTACATACAAGTGCGAGAATGTTGTCGAAAACGAGCGATGCGGAAACAGTATGGTGTTTGACGTTGATCTGAATAAGGTTGAGGTTGTAGTTCCAGAAAATCATTCTAATAAAGTTATGATTTCTGAAAGTATTGGAATGGTACTCAAGTATCCTTCAATCAATATCTCAACTTCTATTGCGAATAAAGTAGAAGGTTTAGAAAATATTTTAGATCTGATTTATGAACACTTAGATTATGTTTTTGATGAAGATTCGAAATATGAGTCTGAAACGTTCACGAAAGAAGAGTTTTATGAGTTCTTGGGTTCTTTAAGTTTAGATCAACTTGAAGTGTTTAAGAATTTCTTTTCAACTCTACCTTATGTGCAGACATCAAAAGAAGTTATATGTAACAAGTGTTCTTTTAACCATATGATCGTTGTAAAAGGAATCGACGATTTTTTCGGTTAATGTTTGGTTATGACAATTTGGCGAATTATTTTAATTGTAACTTTGGCTTGATTCAGCACCATAAGTATTCATTGAGCGACATTGAGAATATGTTGCCGTGGGAACGTCAGACCTACGTGAACATGCTTATGAATTGGTTGAAAGAGGAAAAGGAAAGGATTAAGTTGCAAGAGTTGCAACGAAAATCTGATTTTGCAAAAGTTACACGAACGGCTAGAAAAAGAAGATGAAGATAAAAACCGACGCAAAAAGTTTATCGGGGTTGACGAAAAAGAACCGCGAGAAACGTCGTACAAAACCGAAAGGGTCAGAAGAGGAAGTTCAAAACTTACTCGAGATGCAACGCGAAGCCGTCCAACAAAAAATGGGCGAGGCTGGTGGCGGCATCATAAGTCAAAGTGTTGGTGGTCTAAAAGGGCTACAAGAAGCATACAATCTTCAAGAAGAATATAAAGTCGCCAAATCAGGCGTTCAATCACGCTATGGTAAGTTTGCAAAGGCATTCGGTCTTGCTGATGAGAAACAAGCGGCAATGATTGATAAACTTTTCGGCAAGAAAGTTCCTGAAGAGGAACTCAAGAAAATGCGCGAAAAGTATAAGATTAAAGACGAGAAAGACGAGAAAGAAGAAACAAAAGAAAAGAAACCAAAGGTCAAAAAAGAGCAGTCTGAAAAATCTAAACAGCGTGATGAACAGATTACAAAGATCTATGAGCTCTCTCAAAAGATAGAGGAGATCGTTGCTGGAATCAAATCATCAGTTGATGGTGTTGCGAATAAACTTCGCGCCAGCCCTGCGAAAGAAGCACCGAAATCCAAAAAAGAAATGCGAAAACTTGAGAAACAAGCAGGTCTCAAGTATTCAAAAGAAGCAAGTAGATATCGAGACGAAAAAACTGGTAAGTTTGTAAGTAAAGAAACTGCTCGTCAGAGAATGAATATTGCTCCAACGGCTTCTGCAAGTAAGGTCCAAGCAAAATCTGCTGCGCCAATTGCTGGGGCAGCAGGTGCAGCAATGGCACCATCACCAACCGCAACTAAAGAAGTTGATGCCGATCTAAAAAGCCAAACATTAAAAGAAACCGAAGCACCAGAAGAAAAGAAAGACGATACTGGCGAGAAACTTGATAAACTCACTAAAGACGTCAAGAAACTAGATGACGGCATTAATGATATTCTTGACATTTTCTCACTCAAGAGTTTTTATAAACTCATTGGTGGTGCAATCGGATTTGCTATTCCATTTCTAAAAGAAGCAATCGGATTCATTTGGAATATCGGCAGTAAAGGTGTTAAGTGGGTTATGGAAATCGTAACTCCAATGTGGGAAAAACTTAAACAGTTTTTAGCAGATGTTAGATTAGATATTCCAGAAATAATGGGTCCTGTTGAAGTTGATCTACCAGGATTTGATCCATTTACACTTGGTCCAATTGGTGGTTTCACATTCGAACCATTTAAGTTTTTAAAGAAACCAGTTGAGGGTCCAGAACAAGTAACGCCAGTATCAAAGGGAGAAGCCGAGAAGCGCAGAGAAGTAGCACCAGCACCAAGAGGTGGTGGCGGTGCGCCAGCACCAGCTCCAAGTGGTGGAGGTGGTGGTGGAGGCGGTGGTCAGTACGATCAATATCAAAATAAGGTCGTGCCAAGTGGTGGTGGCGGCGGTGGAGCTGCGACAGGTGGTGGAGGTGGTGCACCAGCATCTAGTGGTGGCGCTCCAACGGCTACTCCTTCTGGATCAAACATGCCAGGAGGTGCTGCGCCAGCAGGTGGAGGCGGCGGAGGTGCTGGAGGTGCCGTAGTTGGTATTGTTAAGGGTGCTATGGCTGAATATGGACTTAAGAATCCATATGCTCAAGCAGCGCTGCTCGCAAACATTGAAAAAGAATCTGGATTCAAACCAAAATCTGAAAATCTAAACTATACATCTATTGAAAGAATCAGAACAGTATTCACTCGACTTAAAAAGTATTCTGACGAAGAATTACAAGCAAAGGCAGTAAAAAACCCAGAGGGAATGGCAGAACTTGTTTATGGAATGAATGATAGAATTGGTCAAAGCATGGGAAACAATGAGCCTGGAGATGGATGGAAGTATCGCGGTCGTGGATTCATTCAAATTACTGGCAAGAACAATTACGCCAAATATGGAAAAATGATTGGTGTAGATCTGATCGGCAATCCTGATCAAGCAAACGATCCATCAATTGCTGCTAAACTTGCTGCAGCATTCGTTATGACTGGTTTAAAAGGCAAACAAGATTTTCCAGATCAAAAATCAGCCAATCGTGCAGTCACTCAAACAATTGGTGGTGCTGGGTTAGGTCTTGATAAAGGTTATGGTGCTGAGATTCTCGCCAAAGTTGACAAGTATTCAACAAAATATACACCTGCAGGTGGCACAGGTCAGCCATCACAAGGCGGTCCAATGTATGCTGCAGCAGGTGGTGTTGCCTCTGGTCCAAAGTCTGGTTATCCAGCAACACTTCACGGGACTGAAGCCATCGTTCCACTTGATGGTCAATCATATCAATCTAAGCAAGCAGTTACAGCAGTCAGTAAGGCAGTTTCTGGTGAACAATTAGCACAACAAAGTGCAGATAATTCAGCAGCATCCAGTGCTCCAAGTGTTGTACCAGTACCAGTGCCATCTGGTGGTGGTCAAAGATCAGGATCGCAACCACCACAACCAAATAATGGTGGTGTTGTAAAAGCACAGCCTAGATTCGCTGATGACACTTTCAATAGAATCATATCAAACGATTTCGAACATCCAACATCGTTTACGTCAGTTTCTTTGGCATAAAAAAAGGGGGACCGAAGTCCCCCTGAAAACATCTACGGTTTTCTAATCAAAATTACTCAGCAGCAAGTTTCTCGAAGAATGCCATATCGTCATCATCGACGCTAACATCTTCAGCAGTTACTTTCTTTGCAGGAGCCGAACGGACTACAGGGGCTGGTGCCTCTTCATCCTCGATCTTCTTTGCAGCGGCAGCAGTTGCCCCACCAGCACCAAGAACCTTATCCAACTTCGCCTTGAGTTCATCATAGGACTTGAAGTTTTCTGGCTTCAGGAATTCCTTGAGTGAGTATGCAGACTTCCAGACCTTTTCGATCTTATCGTCGTCGCCACTGAGCAATGCAGCAGGAGCCTCAAACTCCGACTTATCATAGTTGCGATAGCCTTCGACATTACGAATCTTGACCTTGAAGTTAGCACCCTTCCAAAAGTCAAACGGATTCATTGGAGTCTCATCAGCAAACTGCGGTTCAAGTTGCTCCTTGATCTTGTCGAAAATCTTCTTTCCGAACTTGAACAAGAACACCTTACCTTCATTTTGCGGACGCTTTGCATCAGACACAACAAGAATATTAGCGATGTAAGTCAACTTGCGCTTCTGCTTACGAGCAATTTCTTTGTTTGCTTCGATACCTGAGTTCCACAGAACAGTGTTGTACTCAGAAACAGGATCGGTCTTGCCAAGTGTTGTGAGAGAATTCTCAATGTACCAACCACCTGGACCTTGGAAACCGTGTGACCAGATTTGAACCCACGGTAGACCATCCTCACCGTCAACGGCTGGCGTATCGAGGAAGCGGATAACTGCGTATCCGTTGCCAGCAGCGTCAACTTCTGGTTGCCAAAAACGATCATCAACGTTCTTGCCACCAGTGTTACCAGCAGAAGATTGCTCAACTGCCTTCTTCAACTTATCAAGGGATGAACCCTTCTTTAGACTTGATAGACTCATTTGTATTCTCCGTATAGCGTAGTATTAAGTGTATATCGACTTGTCCACATTATCATCATCACAACAACATTATATAGCATTTTCGTTAGCAAGTAAAGTTTCCTTTGTCAGTTGCTTATACTTGTCAACGTTCACCGCAAGAAAGGCACCATACTTGCGCACCTTTCTTGACACTTTGGGGTAGATGATATCATCTGAAATCTTCTTGTCCCAAATTTGAATAAAGTTGAAGATGTTATTAAGAATCACAAGAGTCTCAATCGTAACATCTTTTTGGAGAAATGCTACTAACAGTTTTGGAAACTGTCCATCTTCAACTTTAAATAAATTATTAAATTCTTTAGGGTCTGGGCAAATCTTCTGTAGATCTTCCACATAAACCTTGCTCATGGAATCGGTGGTTCGTTTCCAATCCCGATAAGTTTCTTCAGCCTGGTCTTCAAGCAATGACTTGGTCCAGTTATCATCACTGTGTACAAAATTAGCAACCAGAAATGGAACCATCTCATCGTCGCGATACTTGCGCGCAAGGCGATGGAATAGAAACTTGTCACGACGTTTTTGAAATGCATCTACCGATACTCGAGTTTTGCCATCATATTGAAAGAAGTTATAACTCTCTGACGTGAAGTGCAACTTGATGGCTTGATAGATGCAATAAAGATCGTATCCATTCATAGAGGCAGTCGACTTCCTCGCGGTAAGAACCTCAACTCCATTGCTTCACCCTCAATGATGCTCTTCAACGAGTCATTGATCAAACTTGCAGCAACTTCAATCTCAAGATTATTACGCTCACAGTATGAAGTGATTGCATCCATATGATCAATCTTTTCTTTCATTGCCATTTCCATGATCATCATAGAAAAGTTATTTTTTTCTTCTCGACTTGCCATATTAGATCTCATATGCACTCAAGGAATTGTTCAACTGCTGAGTCACACGAACAAAAGTGGTTCGCTTACTCAACTCCTTCAATTCACTTGCTCCAACATATGTACATGCTGAGCGTAGACCACCAAAGATTTCTTGCAGCGTTCTACTCACCTCACCACGGTATGGGATCTCTACAGTCTTGCCTTCAGAGGCACGATAGTTTGCCACACCACCATTATGTAAATCCATGGCAGTGTCAGAACTCATACCATAGAATTGATTACCACCAACTGCTGATGCACCACCTTCTTTGTGACCAGCCAACATACCACCAAGCATCACGAAATCGGCTCCCGCAGCAAATGCTTTCACAACGTCTCCAGGAACGGAACACCCTCCATCCGCTATGATGTGACCCTTGAGACCATGTGCAGCATCAGCGCACTCTATAACTGCACTTAACTGCGGGAAGCCGATGCCTGTCATCTTGCGAGTGGTGCAAACTGAGCCAGGACCAATACCAACCTTCACAATGTCAACACCGCTGAGAATTAATTCCTCTGTCATCTCTGGTGTAACAACATTACCTGCCATCAGTACCACATATGGATACTTTTCGCGAAATCTTTGAATGAAATCAACGAACGATTGCGTATAGCCATTCGCAACGTCAATACAAACACGCATGTTTTGGTTATATGCTGCAGAATGGAATACACTATCAAATTTCTGCAAATCAGAATCTGAGATACCTAAAGAATAAACACTGCTGTTTAATCGTTTAGTAAACTGTTCAGTAAGATCCTCTTTTGAATAATGCTTTGTGAGAGCAACCATACACTTATGATTGTTCATCGCATCATCCATCATTAGTGTTCCAACGCCATCCATATTTGCAGCAATAACTGGAATACCAACCCAACTATTTCCACTACGGAAAGTAAACTTTCTCTCAAGATTTACTTGACTTCTTGATGCCAGAGCAGATCTCTTGGGGATTATAAGAACATCTTTATAGTCAAGTTTCACATCATCAATAATTCGCATATCAGCCCTCTTTATAGAAGAGATGTCGCCCAATCTTCCTCACAAAATCTTTTGTTTTTGCCCACGAAGGATTAACGTAGTCTGCATGGAAGTACAAAGCATTATCCATTGTACCGTAATTTCGTTTAGAAATCAACATATTCTCAGCAATTATAATTGCTTCTCTGTAACTAGATCTAGATCGAATGGTCTTGTTCTTCTCACAAACCCATGAGAATTGACATACTCCATTATACTTTTGTTTCACAACACCACAGATACTTTTAGCATATCCCTCTCGAAACCGATTGAGCGTCACAGTTGCAACCGCAATCTTGCCTGCAGTTGGTTCTGACCCTGCTTCAAAGTAAATGTTTTGCGCCAGACATTCAACCTCTCTCATGACCCTTTTCTTATCGTCATATGAGAGTTCTAGAAACTGCATTTTTGAAGACATGTGTTGAAGTTCATAAGCAAGCGCAATAGAGACATTTTGTTGCGCTTCTAGTTTATCTGTTACGCGAGATACCATGTTGTATGGCACATACATCATGAAAAAGATCATAGCAAACAGTCCACCAAACCTCATAAATAGATTATGATTACGGTCAAAATATTGTTCGATCTTAGTCAAAATTGCGACTGCATCCATGTTAGTTGCCTCCATTTTTTGCAGTGAATAAATATTTAGGCATATATTATAAGGTATTTTTATGCAAGATAAAAGTAGAGTGATGTTCGTTCATGTGCCAAGAACTGCTGGAACTTCCATAAATGATTTCTTAAGACAAAAATATTCAAGAGAACATTCGCCCAGAAGAAATCCATCATATAGTAATCACGATCCATACTATTCTTTAGTTCTTGCAAATAACCCCTCAGAGTTCTTCAAATTTGCTGTGGTGAGAAATCCATATCAGAGAGCGTATAGTCATTATAAAGCATTTCTACTAAAACTCAAATACAACTCTTTGTCTAGCCTTTCTGAAACATTTACATTTAATGATTTCTTGAAGTATAAGAGGACAATGGGTGACGCTCTGTTCTCACCAATCACACTCAATAGAAATAATTTTAGTCTATTCGATCAATCATTCTTTTTGTTGGATGATTGTGGAGAAATAAAACTAGATAAAGTCTATAGATTTGAGAACTTAAAAGAATTTGAAGATGATTTTAATACAAAGATTTCACATAGAAATAAAAGCACATATATTGATAATGAGTATGTGCAGACTTACAATAAAGAAAATATTGGATTAGTAAAGTCTTTGTACCTTAGAGATTTCTCATTACTCGAATATTCAACACACTTTGATGATTCAATTTAAATGATCTCCAGACACTTTTCACACAAAAAATTATATAAATAAAGGTGTCGGTCGCGATATTACCAGTATCCACCGACTCTAACACTGTAAGGAGTGCCAGCATGTATACTTATAATTTCTCTAAACGACTCTGCGAAATTCTCAACACAGAGTTCGATCCAACACAATTACCCTCTGATCAACAATTAGAGTTGATTCCAGAGGACGCTATAAAATTTGACAAATGGCAGTTTACAAATAAGGGTGGAACGATTAGCGAAGAGCATAAAATCGCCATAAGCGAAAAACTAAAAGGCTGTGAGGCGTGGAACAAAGGAATTCATAATCCGTTAGCCGCTCAAAACGGTAAAAAAGGTGCAATTGCTCTCTCAAAAACTGCAACTGGTAGAAGAAAGTCATATTTACCTGATGGTTCTTGGACTTGGGTCTACCCTCAAATATAGGTGGTTTTTCTGTTACTAGGAAAAACCACCAAACCCTACAACTTACTATTGCTTATTAGGCAGCAAGTCGAACGTCGTAATTGCTATCGTTTGCATTTACTGTTTTTGCGCTGATTAAGTCAGTCGCCTCACTGGTTGCTGTCGGTTTATTACTTGCCCTGTCGAAGCCAAATTCATCCCCATAAGATAGCCACCACGTACATTGCTGCAGAGGTGATGGGCATTTGGTGGAGATGTCGGGGGTCGAACCCGAGTCCAGAACACCTTTAGTCGTCAGTTTACAACCATTAATTTTATTTAGCCGCGATAGACTTTTGCAACAGCAGCGACAACCGCAGCGATACGACCGACGTCGCGAAGTTGTTCAACGGTAAACCCTTCTTTCTTGAGTGTGTCATAGTGAGCCTTGACACAGAAGTGGCATCTGCCGACGATAGAAGCGGCGAGAGAATATGCCTCGAAATTCGCCTTTGTTGTTCCACCATGACTCATAATCACATTCATACGAAGTTGTGCTGGCAATCCTTTAATTGCAGCGTCACCTGTCATTTCCAAATATGGATACCACACATTTGTCATCGCCATGATTGATGCTGCGCTGAGTGCTGCATTGCTATCTTGCTCAAGCATTCTTGGCTTGATCAGATTCACTAGTGTATCATTATTAGATGCAAAAGCAGCAGCCAGCGCAACACCATTGACCACAACAGGATCTAATGTGCTGCGATTGATGACGTTATCCAGATTGAGACGAATGTCCTTTGCGTACTCTGGAATCCAATCCTTGATTTCATCAACCCAACTCATTGTTCAATCTCCCTTTCTTCGAACATATCTTTTTCGCATTTGCAATCGGGGCAGAGAAAATCTTCATCTAGATCTTCAAACTTACCATACTTCTTTTCGTCGTATTGGTAACCACACCCGAGGCAAACGTGAACCTTTTTCTTCTTCATATTAGCCAATGACTAATGTTTCTTCACCAACCTTACGATTGCATTGGCAAAGTTCACCTGTCTGAAGTGCATCGAGAACACGAAGTGTTTCATCAGCATTGCGACCGACATTAAGATTGTTTACTGTAACGTGCTGAATGACATTTTCTGGGTCAACAATAAATGTTGCGCGTAGTGCTGCACCTGCTGGCTTGTAGAATACGCCGAGTTGCTGAACGAGGCTGTTTGTATCTTCATCCCAGACATCTTCAAGATCACGAGCAGTGTCAGCAAAGAACCAAGAGGTTGTTGCCTTGAGACCTTCATGAGCATTCTTCCACGCCAACTTACAGAACTCGTTGTCTGTTGAACCGATCAAAAGAACCGCATCGCGGTCAGCAAAATCTTTGTTCAACTTATCATAAGCAACGATTTCCGTTGGGCAAACGAAGGTGAAGTCCTTTGGATAGAATACAATGACCTTCCACTTACCTGCGAAAGATTCATTCGTAATTGTTTCAAATGCGTTATCAGGTGTAAGAGCACCAGGCTTCACGCCAGTGATTGCAAAATTCTTTAACTTATCTCCAACTGTCTTCATTCTCATTTCCAAACTCCTGTTATAAAAGAAATGTTCGTGATTATATAGAACGTAAAAATTCAATTTTACGTCATTCTACCGATAAATTGATTCAATGGTTATAATAGTCTTAGACTATCAGGCGACGAGATTGTATTCCTCTCGAAGAATCTTCTTGTAAGGTTTTCCGTCTTTCATTAATTCTGAAACAAGAAGAAGTCGATCGCGCAATTCCCAGCGACCATCACGCTGTAAACATTCAATGATCACGCTCAACTCATACTCATTAATTGGCAGATCCATTCAATGCCTCCTCAAATGCTTGTTGTTCAAGTTCAGCCTGACGTTGCTCAAGGCGAGCAACACAACCTTGCACCCAAGAACGCGCAACGCCGACATTATTGCGATACTGTGCAGGAACACGATCTTTGCAGATTGATTCGAAACGCTGACCGACATAACGATAGCCATGACGTTCCTCATGACGATTCCGCGCCATGTTTGCGCCAATCAATCCACCAAGAACAGTGGCAACCTTGCGACCATCACCGTCGCCGATTGTTGAACCAAGTGCGGCTCCAGCAGCGGCACCTAACAACACGTCGATATCGTCCTGACTCTGAGCGGCGGCATTTTGCGAGCCAATCAGGAGGACTGCACTCATAGCAACTAAAGATATGCATTTCATTTGCTTCTCCATCGTAACGGACAGATATAGTATACTACAGAATCAAAGCAAAGGCAAGTTATTCTTGGTTCTGTAGGCTTCGATATATTTAAGCAATTCTTGCTTGTGTAGTTCCAATTCATCCTCTTTGACTACAAGAGTTTGGCAGAAGTTAGCAGTATCGACACCGATAAGGATAATGACCTGTTTGGCATCTAGACCAGTCATCTCGTAGAACATCTGGCGATAGGCAGCGGCTTGCATAAAGTAATTGCCGATGTTCTCTTTTTTCTTTAATCTTACAGAAGTCTTAAAGTCGATCACAGAGAGAATGCCGTTATGCTCAGCAATACAGTCGACTGTTCCAGCAAGTTGTAGTTCATGAGAGAATAGACGATCTTCAAGACAATGAATGTTGTTGACCTTGGCATCTATTTCTTGCTTCATTCGAACGAACAAAGACTTGACGTTCGGTAGCATCTCGAGAGAAGAAACATCCTCATTGCTGAGATACATTTCCAATGCTTTATGGACACTGGTTCCACGAGTAGTGGCTTTGCGAGAGACTTCGTTGGCTTTTTCCTCGCCGACTCTCTTGCGCCATTCTAGAATTGCTTCTTTCCCATAATCAGAAAGAACTGTGGTGACAGACGGATACTTCTCACCAGTCGGAGTGACATAGTGCCGAGTCCCATCAACGTTCTCTTGCAAGAGTTTGGGAAAGTCATGACGAATACGATTAAACATGATGTAGATACTCAATGAAACCAGACATAGTTATTCTATACCAAAGTCAAGTAAAAGTCAAGTATTTTCTTGCCTTTCATACTTCTCAACAGCCACCAAGAAGTCCTTGACAAGACTACTGCGAACGATATCTTCTGTCGTAAACTCGATATTGGTAAACGACTGCATAGTCTTGGCAACCTCGTGGAACTTGCGAAGTCCACTCTTGTCTTTGTTGCTGCGATAAAGATCTGTCTGTTTGTAGTCGCCGCAGAAGATGATCTTGGAGCGATAACCCACACGAGTCATAATTGTAGTCAACTCTTCCCAAGTCATATTCTGGCATTCGTCGACGATGATTACAGCATCATCGAAACTCATACCGCGAATGAAACTCGTGGAGATGAATTCAATACGACCACATTCCTTCATCGCATCATATGCATCACGACGACCAAACAACGTATGACAGATCTGCATATATGGCTGTTCATACAAACTCATTTTTTCTTCAACAGATCCTGGAGTGAATCCAAGATCACGAGACTGAACAGCAGAGCGAACAATGACTACACGATGAAATGGTGATGAACGATCGAGGACTTCTTCAATTGCTTTGTAACAAGCAATGAATGATTTACCAGTACCTGCTGAACCACAGAGCATGGTAAAGTAGTCACCACGCGCATAAGTTTCAAAGAACTTTGCTTGATTGGGTGTGAGTGGTTCAAATTTTTTCAGTTCCGCTGCTTTGATTCGCGGTGGCTTCTTCTCCGTATTTTCCGATGTTATTTCGATGTAAGTGTTAGTGTTTCCATTTTTCTTCTTACTCAAAACTCCCTCACTTCCCTGCTTGAGCAGCGGCTTGCCTCTTACGGTGTTTTTCAAGAGCCTGACGAGTTTTAATTTCCTTCGTCGATTTCTTTAAAACTTTTTGTGCTAGTGGACTTGCTGGGTGTTTCTCAGCAATCTTTTGCATAACTTCTTTAAATGTGTTATCTGTTTTTCCACTTGAAAAATCTTTTGTTCCGCTGTAACTGAATAGCGGTGCATCGCTATAGTATCTTTCTAAATGCGGATTGTCTGCCTTGAATTGATCATAGGCAGAAACAGACATCATATGTTCTTCAATCTTGCCAGTCTTTGTATTCACAAACTCATATGTTGGCATATATCACCCAGTGTATCGTTTTGATTTTCCGTCTGGTTTCACGTGATGCGCATTAAAATTAATGTGCGGAAATTCTTTCTTCAATTCTAAGAATGACTTTAGATTTTGTTCGCTGTCATCATAAAGAGAAACATGTTTGTAATTTCCCTTTTGAATCTGATTGCGAATGATTGATGCTTTCTTATCAGCAACAGTACCTTGAGTATCTAAATTGCCTGCACGATGAACATGAATGTTATCAATGTCGACTTTTTGTTTACGAAACGCATCAAGAAAACGATCCTTATCATCAAAGTCTGCGCGAGCAGTATTGATGATAACCTTACCACCACCCTTCTTGGTCTTATCGTGTAACTGTTTCATCTTCTGAATCATACGCTGATTTGGCTTTGATTCAGTGTCAAACTTTTCTGCAGAACGAAACTCAGAATAATCGTAATGGTGTCCTGCAGGAAGTTTGTGCGTGTTATACTCTGAGTTGGAAAGAGAAGCGACTTGTTTCTTCCCCTTCATTACACGGATCTTGGCAGTCGTGTGAAAGAGAGTATCATCCACGTCGAATACGTGGAGCCCATGGGTTTTTGCGGCTTCTTCTTGTAGATAATCGAGGAATTTCTTCATCCTCTTATTTATACCACGAAGGAACCTCACGATTAGTCCATCGCGCAAAACGTTTCTTGTAGACTCGATAATAGTTATGATAAGCAGCGATCGAGTTTCCAGGAACCTTCACATCCTCTGGCATGGCTTGTGGCGGCTCGGAAAAGACTCCTGTTCGGGGGATATTATCAGGAGCGAAACTGAGTTTCTGAATGACCAACGACGACTTGTGCTGCTTATCATTCGCGCCGCCATAGCGGTGGCGATATTCCTGACAGAGTTCAGAAGCCATATTCCAGAGCCACTGGTAGTGATCGAAAGACTCACGAACCCAAATAGCAGAAGGATGATTCCAACTCACTGCATGATACATCGTATCTTCACGATACTGATCTAACTTCCAACGATGAATCTTGCGATTGTTTTTACTCTTGTCGAAATAGTGATTGCCATCGAGAATGCGATGAGCAGTCGACATCAATTGCGCATACTCAACGATCATCTTGACGACATGTTTGTCGCAATGCTCTTGAGCGCAGATTTTCGTATCACGATTTAGATAAAAGATGTTCATGCACCGCCTCAAATGTTTTGTCATCCTTTTCCCAATATTCTTCAATCGCTCGTTTAGCGTATTCAAGTTCAACATACTGACCGAGGATCAATTCCTCAGCAGCATTGATTGGAATTTTCGCACCCCAAACAATCGTATGAACAACATTGTACGCATGACCTACAATCAACCCATTATGTGATTGATGATAGTAGTGATTGTTTTTATCGGCAAGACGCCATTGACGATTCATTAGTTCAATCGACCAATACTTGCAATTTCGTCAAATGACATGATTTGATTACGACTATCTGAAATGCTATTGATCATCATTTCATAGTCTTCAGCATTGAGTGATGTTTTGTAGATCATAAATGCCAACTTTGTCATAACAGCAGAACAAGCAAAAAGATTTACACCGTTCTCTGCGAGTTTACGAGTGAGTTCACTATATGCAATCTCAACCGCCATCAAATCATCATCTGTAGTCTTATTCATAATTCACCTGTAAAGAAAAAGGGGGACTTGCGTCCCCCAATTTCCGAGAGATTCTTACTCAGAATAAGAGTCACTCAGACCCAACTCAGCCTTCAGCGAGGCAAGTTCGTCGAAACCAACTTCCTCAACCTCGACGGTTGGAACTGAACCATCATCAACCGCAACAGCCTTCGGCTTACGACCAACCGCAATCTTGGTCTTCAGCACAGCAACCTTCGCAGCCTTCGGTGCCTTGATGGTCTTCGCCTTACCAATCATCTTGCTGGCAATCGCAGCAGCATTATGCAACTGATATGAGTCAACCTTACGACCATCGCGGATCGTCTCAATATCAGCATTGCAGTCACGCTTCAACGCACAAATCAAGACCATCGCAGTCACAGGCTTGCAGCCGAGTCGCGAAACGAGAGTATCGAACTTCAGCGGCTTGCCGTCCTTCAACATCTCATACACTTCAATCATCTTTCGAGTAGGATTAGCCATAATAAAAAATCTCCATAACAATAACAACGGACAACAATAGTATAAAACAAATCAAAGCAAAAGTAAACCAGCAAGAATTACGCAATCACAGCCTCAGTCTGGGCTTGCTCTCGCACGAGCCACTCGCGGAGACGAGTCCATCGCGCCTTCTTGCCATCGGTCAGACTCTTGCGAGTCAGAACCGAATCCACACGAGCAATCGCATCAGCGTGAGCCACTGCACCAGTCGAGACCAGAGTCTTGATATCGCTGGCACTCGCCAGCGCAAGAGGATTCGCAGTATTCATTAGGCAAGACCTCGCTCAGCATTGAGCGCGGCGATCTGCTCGGCAGTATAAACCACAGCATCACTCGCCTTACGATAGTTCTTACGAATCTGCTTCGGTGCGTTTGCCTTCAGACGCATCTCGGCAACTCGCGCCTCCATTGCAGCAATCTTCGCCGCACGTTTCTCGACACGCGCAACCTTGCGCGCCTCACGCTCAGCAGCCACGTCAAGACGCAGATTCGCAATCTTCACACGGAGTTCCTTTACACGCTCAAGAGTGTCCTTGAGTTCCTGACGCGCAATGCCCAGCGCGGCTTGGGTTTTCGTTTCATTCATCATAATACAATTATACCTTTTTGCAAGAAAAACGCAACAGGAAAAAACCTTTACAAATCAACAACTTACGCTGCTGCCTTCAGACGCATAGCCTCGATACGAGCCTCCAACTTCGCGATACGCGCATGCGCTCGCTGGTTTCGAGCCAGAATCCGCGCAGCCTTCGCAGCCGCACGAGCATCAGCCTTCACGACACGATTGATCTGCTGCTCACGACGGATATCGGTGCGCAAAACGCGCTGCAACTTTCGCGATTCTCGAATCGCTGCACGCATGCGCTTCATATCAGCGAGCATATCACGCACAACCTCACGCTCACGCACGAGAGTGTTCTTCATTTCGTTTAGAGTGAAACCCATAATCTTCTTCCTTCCTATTTCGCGGGAACGATTTCCCATCCGATAAGACAATTATGCCTCAGACGGTCTGCAAAAGCAATAGTAAAAAACTGAAGGAAATCAATAACTTACGACAGCCTCTCTCGCCGAGCGAGAAGCCCGAGGAGAGGGGTCGTTTTAGGGGTTCCCGAGGGTAGGGGGAGAGGGGGAGAACGGCTCTCTCGACCTCAGACTCTGATTACGTCGTTCTCGCCAAGAATTCTATACTTCTCTTTGCGGAGCATGAACATGATATCAACCTGCATCAGAGTCTCTTCGGCGCGATGAATATCAAAAATATCAATTGGAATGTAATCATGCGCTTTGAAGAAATCCATGTATTCTGAAAATTTCGGTGCGCCTTTGTTATACTCAATGATTGGCATTTCTGTGAAGATCAATGGAGTCTTACCGACGATCTTTGTTGCGCCTTTGAGGATATCTAACTCAGAACCTTGAGTGTCGAGTTTGATGAAATCTGGAATCGGCAAATTATGTTTGTCAATCAACTCATCCAACGTTGTTGTTGGAACTCGAATGGGTTGAAAGTTCTCATAGATTTTGGTCGTCTCTTGATAGTATGAGTCGCCAGTGTTTGTACCATTATAGAAGTCAACTTCACCGCGACCTGGATCAGCAAGAACGTCCATGAAGTACATCAACTTCTTTTCCTTCAAACTTTCCTCACATTCTTTGTTTCCTTCAAAAAGATAGAATCGAGCATTCTGAAGAACGTTATACTTCAGATCCATACTCCATTGACCACGAAATGCACCAACGTCGTAAACAACGTCAATAGGTAAACCCTTTGCTCTTGTATTAAAGAGAAATTTATTTAATGCCATGAAGAAACACCTCATCAAATTTTTTCATCACAATTGCTGGAGTATACTCAGCAACAACATTAGAGAAATCATATCGCTTTCGATTGTCTGCCAAATCGCAAATTTTCTGGACTATGTCCTCTGAATTATATAGCAGATTAAATGGCTGAAGAGTTTCGACGTGATTTAAATCGTTGCCCTTCTCCCATGCAAGTACAGGTTTATTGAATTGTAAGAACTCCATCATCGCAATACCAAATGTCTCACCCATCTCTCTTGCATGAATCATCGCATCGCATGTATTAATAAAGTTACTTTTAAACTGCTGATCAAATGACTTTGGAAGATAGATTACATTCTCGTGTTCTATGAATGGTTTAGTATTTACAAATAAGAAAACAAGATCTTTACGAACAGATAGAATTTTAGAAATGGCGTCATGAACAAATGGAATGTCAAACTCTAACCAACCACCGATTCTTCCAAACACAAATTGATCATCAGAAATGTTTAATTGTTTTCTGAGATTATCATTCGGCTGTGGTAGATCAATCATATGTGGAACATAAGCGACATCTTTGCCAACATTAAATTTCATACGATCAGAAAGATACTTTGACACATATGCAAACCGAGTGCACTGATCAGTATAGTTACAAAACACTCCGTGCAGTAAAAATGGAGCAGAACGAATGCTCGGTTCTTCGTCATATCCGCTGCGCTGACTGTAGACAACATCAAATGGTTTTACGAGAGCATCAACTTCTCTGTTTGTTGATACAGGAATTAATTCGAATCTTTTAGACAACGATTCTATCACATCAGGCTCAGAACGCTGATGACCTTCGGTGTGATATAGAATGGTGCTGCGATTTCCTAGAATTGTTTCGTTGTAAATCGCATAATCTCGTAGAGAGTTTGTTCCCCCACGATGCCCCAGATTAAATGCATGAAATAAAACATTAAGCATCTAGGAATACTCTCTTGAATTGCTGCATGACATTGTATGGTGAGTAGCGATCAACGGCACCCTTGTAATACAACTTCCTGGGATTTTCTTTAAGATTAATGATTCGTTGGCAAATCTCATCTACATCTGGACTATAAAGAAGATCAAACGGTTTAAGTGTTTGAACATGGTTCTGATCAAATCCACCGTTCCATGCTAACACTGGCTTGTTCTGATAAAGAAACTCTGCGATAGAAAGACCAAATGATTCTCCCAAGAATCGACCATGCAGCATCATATCACATGCACCAATGTAGTTCGCTTTTTGTTGCTGTCCAAAGAATGGAGGAGCATAGATGATATTTCGATGCTCGTAGAATGGCTTCGTATTCGCTAAAAGAAAGACAATGTCATCTCGAGTTTCTACGATTTTAATGATTGCATCGATGGTTTGTTTAATATCCAGTGTATTGTATCCACCGTGGCGACCTACTACAAATTTGTCTTTCGGAATATTAAAAAATGCTCTTGTGTCAAAGTTTGGCTCAGGCATCTTAACAACATAAGGGACCCATGGAATGGGTTTCTCTACACCATAATTTTCTGCAATCTTTTTTGACATCCACTCTGAGATATACGCATAAACATCACCGTGTGGATCGTACCACTGAAAGACGCAATGCACGCCAAACTTTGTAGTATCGATGATTGCGTTTTTGCGCTGAGTGTGAGAGTCGACTTTCTCACCTGCGCGTTGACTATAAAAGAAATCATAGTCAGCAGCAAGACGATTTAGATGATCATTACTTTCGTAAGTAAGAGTCTTATATTGAGATTTAACTTGATCAACCACTTCAGGGACAGAGCCAACATCAACTCCTTCTGGAGTTTCTTGAGAGTAAACAACGATTGATTCGTTGCCTAGAATTTCTTGATTGTAGCGAGCGTACTCTAGAATCGAGTTAGTAGTTCCGCGATAATTCAACTGCTCTGCATGAAAAAGAACTTTCATACATTATCATTTCCACTTACTAAAGATTCGTAAGAATTCCTCTGGGAAATATGTTTCTGGATCTACTTCTTCAAAGTGATGGTCCTCACGATCAAACAAGTCTCTGCGTTCATCGATGCATTCTTGCAGACGTTCAAGATCCTTATAGTAATCTGTGTTGTACATATTATGTGCAAAACTTTCTAGTTTCGATTTAATTTGCACTGGTGTCATGAAGTATGTTAGATGCCAACCAGCAGAAAGACCACCATCACTATCCTCGCGCAATCCCATTCTTAAATTGTTTGCGCCTTTAGCAGTTAGATAACTTTTCTTTGCTGCGTAACTGGCACCCCAGAATGGGAAAGATGTGAGTCGTGTTGATAGATTATAATAAAACATCGTCTCATTAAATCTGACAATATCGTGAGTCTTCATCATCAACTTTAATTGAGAGAAAACTGAGCGATCTGGAATTTCGTCCGCATCACTCACCATAATAATATCGTCGTTTGAATACTCGTCGACGCACATACCGATAAAATTTCGTTGTGCATTCTCGAGTTTCCAAGAGTCTGTAAAATCGTATTCTTTATCGACGGAAAGACAACGTAGACTGATCTTATTTCTATACTTCGCAAACTGAGAAAGATTGTTTGCAAAGTTTAGTGGCTTCTCAGTTCCTGTGTGAGTGTAATTACTCTCAATAATCAGGAATTGATCAACATGGTCGTAAAGGTATTCGAGTCGTGCCTTTACGATATCGATCTCATTATTAAATGTGAATGCGTCGATAATCTTCATCTATACGAGTTCCGTTATATGTGATATTCCACTGTTGTTGAACCGATGTTTTAACAAGAGTGCGCTCTGCAGACCCAAAGTCTCTCTCGTATATAGTTTTCCCCTTGTCAGGGCTTTCGTAGATCTTTGCCGTTTGATCATTCACACCACCAACCTGATGTGCGCCATCGAAATCATTTGGGAAATTTAAATTCAATTGCTTCATATTCTTTCGTATCTCCGTAGCACTGATTGCCTCAATTTCTGGCGGAAGATCGATTTTGCTGACCGTCCAACCCACATCACGACCATAAACAACATCAACGATGTTTGGCAAAACGATAACCTCGAATTTGCCAGCATAATCAATCAGTTCTCTTTTAATATTTTCTGAGACGTCATATGCATTGAATGGATTATTACCATCCTGTACCATATCACGAACAGCAATGCAGACTTGCCCATGTTTCTCAAGTGCCTTCAAGAACAATGCTTTGTGTCCTGCATGGAATGGTTGAAAGCGACCGATCATCAAAGCAGTTGGTGCATTGTAATCGTAATTTACATCCATAATCAGAGAATATAAATCCGCAACACTTTTGTCAGATTCGGCATAACTTTCAATATCCCAAACGAACAATCTCTCAGGTTTCTCAAACATTGCAGTTGTGTCAGGAAAATCTCGAACAGGAGGAATTGCCATATAGACTTCATAGTCTGCATCTATCAGATTACGATATTCTTGTTTCGGACAAACAAAATCTAGAATGGCATGTTTACCTTCGGCGTGTGCATTCAAAGCAGCATTGCGCATTCTTTCCGCTTGGCGACGACGACCTTCTTCTGAGAAGTCCCAATCGTTATAAGTCTTGCGAAATTCATCTCCATTGAAATGAATCGCACGATCACCAAATAGTTCTTTGAGTTTAGCAGCAAATGTAGTCTTGCCAGAGCCAGGAAGTCCAAATACTAAAATTGTTCTCATGAGTACATAACCTCTTTATTTTCTATCATACGATCCCAGTTTTCTAGATCTTCGCGTAAAATTTGCGCCAACTCATCGGTTTTGGTGATGAAATTCACTGTAACATTCCATGGGCTGTAGTAAAAGTAATTATACATCATATGATGAGTTTTGTCAAGTTCTTTCATCTTATTCCAAAGATAAGCGTCACCACATACAATTTTAAGTTTATCTGGTATTGGCATATAAGATTCTTTTCTGCAAAAGAAGTAAGAGAACCCACCATGAAACCCAATTCCTGGCTTCTCGTTTGTGGAATAGATTTCTATCTCACCAGTTGAGATTTTTGGTTGATTGTGCAATTCATGCTCGCACAATCCACAAAGTAAACCAATTGAATTGTCTTTATTGGCAGTCAGATACCTATCTGCTTCGTAAAACGATCTCAAGTCAACAATCACATCATCACTCAAGAAACAAAGATTATCGTAACGAGCAGTAGATGCTCCGTGATTCCAGGCAGGATTTACAAATATATTTTTACCAAAATCTATGAGTCTGATTTTGGGATTAGTGAATACAGCAGATTCTGGTCGGCTAGATGATTCGTTGTCGATGACAATAATTTCGCCGATGGCATCATAGTTAACAATCTGCTCTAGAAATCTCACCGTGTAGTGGAATTTCCACATCGTTGGCATAATTACGGAGAGCATATCACCTCTTACATTCTTTCCAAACTTCCTTCAGCACATTGTATGGAATAAACAAATTGAGATCTGTATATTTGCTCTCAACGTCCTCATACTTTTTGAGACCTTTTACTGGGCGACCCATAATAATTCCTAAAACCGCACCATCATTCTTTGCGACAACAGGACCGCCGCTCATACCCTTGATGACCTTTCCTGCACCTAACCAAACATATGGGAATGATTCATTGTTGATTTTAATTGTGGTGTTTCTTAATACTAAACCTTGAGATTTAATCTCAACGTTCATTTCCATAGTTCGCTCATCATCTAAAATTCTAAGTAAACCCTGAAACTCAGCAGGTTCCATTGCTAGTGGTTGACGCCAAATAAGTGGCTTGGTTTTATCTTTACCCACGAACTTGACATCGCGTAGAGGATTATTGCAGATCTCACCCTCAATAATCGCATCAATATGAGCAGATGTGACGAGAACATCTGATTCATCCCATGCTGTTGCGCTGGATTCTCTGGCGCGATATTTTCCTTTGACCATTTCTGCCATGACTTCTTGCATGCCAGGTAATGGTTCAACCTCCTGCGCATAAGCAGGAGTTAAACAGAAAAAAATTATTGTAAGTATTTTTTTCATAAAGTTGGTAGCGGAGGCAGGATTCGAACCTACGAAAACCAGATTATGAGTCTGGTGACTTGACCTCTAGTCTACTCCGCAATTCTTTCAGTTAATTCTTTTTTGGGTTTACTAATTCGTTTCTTTTTACCAAAGATACGATTCCAGTTATCTTCAAACTGTTTTCTTGGAATGCTTAATGGTCTCGGCTTACTTCCCTTTCCACCTGTGCTCATACATTACTTCCAAATAAAGAGTTATAATAAGTTTCATCAGCGCGAAGAATTTCCGAAATTTTATTTTCTGGATTCTCTTCGAGTTTGTCAATTGTGACTTTATGTGGTGTGCTCATTTCACAATCATAAACAATATAGTTTTGTCTAACGATATGTTGTTTATTCCACTGATAACTTGCACCACCCATGATCTTTAGTTTATCTGGGATATTTAACCAATGCTTCTTCATCATAAAGAATAGATTACCAATCCCGATCGGATTTGGTTTATCAACACCATCTTCTGGTGTAGACTTTGTGATCTTAATGGTTTTGGTTGTTAGGAAATCTTCATATTCATCTGATTCTTTATCAGGTGATAGAACCGTAACCATACCAACGTTGTCGTTCAAGAAAGTATCAACTTTATCAAAAACTTTCACATCTACATCAATATCGTCTGCAAGGAACGCGAGTTTATCGTGTTTCGCAAGACTGACAGCAAGATTCCATGCAGGGCAGACATACATGTTCTTTAATCTTTTATAGACACGAACTTTGCTGTGCTTGAGTACATCTGCATTTGGCATCACTTCTTGATGATTGTCGATAATTAATATCTCACCCACTGACGCAACACTCACAAGAAGCTCGAGCATCCCAATAAACGGAGCATGTTTCCACATTGTAGGTGTAATTACTGTTAGCATTAAACTTCTCTTAATCGAAACGCAATAGTCTGCCTTAAACCTCTAAACTCTCTGCTTGGTGCTTCCGAAAGATGTACAATATTTCCAGGAAAGAACAAAGCAGAGTTCGGACGAGGAAGAATACTGATTGTTTCATTAGTTCCAACCTCAGTATCTTCGTCAATATCGAAGTATTTATTCAAGAATGTCGTATGCCCACCCCACTCAATTTGCCAGTCTCTATTTACATAGAGAAGAAATACATGAACTCCGTGTTCTCTGGCGTCTATATGGGGAAAACTCGCCATCGATGTTGAAGACCCATTTGCATAAAGGTCAAAAATCTCAAACTTTCTTTTGAGTGTTTTTTGAATTTTAGTGAACAGATGTTTTGAGAAGAACTTATCTTTCTTTAAATCCATTCTCCAGAATAAACATTCTACGCCCATCGCAGCGTTTGAGTTTGTTCTCTCCCACATAGGGCGAAGAAGATGATTCTCACACTCAACAAATTCTTCTTCTGTTAGAAAGTTGTCAAACGTTTGAATATGCTGAAAGGTTGGCAGTTCCACTAATTTCTCCAAATACGAGAATTTTTCGGAATACTGGCTTTCAGATACTCCATCTGGTCTGCTAGAACTTTACGATTCTTTAGTAGTATACGCTCATGAACTGTCGGAGCATATGGAACATAGAGAAGATGCATCCTGGCTTCTTCTGGAGTTCGATTACCCTTTCGGTGATTACAGGGACGGCAAGCAGTGACACAATTCGCCCACTGGTTGCTACCTCCGCGCGACTTTGGATGAACATGGTCAATCGTTAATTGACTGGTGCTGAATTCATTTCCGCAATATGCGCAAAGATGCTGATCGCGAGAATACAGCGTCATACGATCAGCGAAGATAGTCTGAGAATTATAGAACTTATCGCCAAGCAATGGACCACTTACACCAATGATACAAGAAATATCAATGCGCGACTGCTCACCATGTTCGTTGTGACCACCGAACATAGTTTTAATTTTTGCGCCTAATTCCCAGAGAACTTTTTTCTTGGCATAATAACATGCTGCCATTTCGAAGTTCACCCAGTCTTTGGGCATGCCGCCTTTGTCTACAACTAATACGAGACTCATAATATATTATTTATCTTCGACCACTTCAAATTTGTTGAATCGCTCACCACGAATTTCATCATTGATATA